TTATGCAGCAGTCCTGTCGCTGTGGGGCATGGTTGGGGCAAAGTCGCTTAATTTTGAACTCAACATGGCGATCTGGTCCAGGTTGTTTTCCTCCATCCACTTCCCGTAAACCTGAAATACCATCTGTGCATCGGCATGCCCCATCTGGTTAGCGATGAAGTTCGGGTTTGCTCCTGCAGAAAGCGACCAGCATGCATAAGTGTGCCTCGACTGATACGATTTCCGGTGGCGAAGGCCGGCTCTTTTCATCGCGGCATCCCACGAGTTCCCTATGGAGTTGATGGAGAAGTGCTTGCCGTAATTCCCGGCCCTGGCTGTCAGTGACGGCAGGAAGACAAACGTGCACTTATTGAACTCTTTCTTTCCGTACTCCCTCAGCTTAACGGGTACGTTATGCTCCTGAGAGAGGCGGGTCATTTCATACTGGCTTTTGAATGCCTCGAGTGCAGGCTCGATCAGGTGCACAACCCGGTTGGTGCCGGCATTGGTTTTCGGAAGTGTGAAGATCCCTTTCTGCGTCAGGCTTCTTCTGACGGTGATTGTTCCCGCCTTTAAGTCCACATCCTCCCAAGCAAGTCCGCACAGTTCACCCGGCCGCAATCCGGTGTAAACGGCGATAGCCCACAGGTTCTTGCTTTGCTGATGGTGGCAGGCGTCAATCAGGCGAGGGAACTCCTCTCGGGTGATTGGGTCAGGATCCGGGCGGGACTCTCGCAGAGGGGCCACACCGCTCATCGGTGACTTCGAAATGTAGCCATTTTCAACCGCAAACTGGAAGATACCGAACAACACAGTCATGTAGTTGTTCACAGTAACTGCGGATCGACCCCGCTTCGGTGTTTTATGTCCCTGCTTCATGACCTGGAAACCGGTCAGCAATTCCTTTCGGACTTCCAGCATGCTCTCTTTGGTGATTGAGGTGAGGAGGGTGTCAGGCCCAATAATAGCCATGACATTTGCGATGACTCGACCGTAAGTGTTGAGCGAGGATTCAGCCACCTCCATTTCCTTAAGTGCAAGCCATCTCGCGGACAGCTCCCCGATCGTTACCTCTTGCCTTGCCTCCCCGAACCGCGCCAGGTTCTGGGAGGAGGGGAACTGCTGGGCATAATTGAAGGTTCCGGTTTTGATGGCGTAGCAGATCGACGTCCGCAACTCGCCGGCCACTTTTCTGTTTTTGGGGGTGTCAGCCACCCCCAGGCTTTCACGCACTCTGACCCCTTTGTAGATGAACCACAGCCTGAGCGTGCCGCCGTGGTTTTCCACTCCTGTTGGGTATTTCATAACGATTCCTCGTTGGTTGATGGTCAGAGTATTTAAGCAGATTGTCGCCGCGGTTTCGCTGAGGCCTGACGCTCAATCCAGCGGTCGATCTCATCCAGGTTGTAAAAGCACGGGCTGTTATCCCACGGACTACAGTCAAAAGAGACGTGTTTGTATTCCTTCCCCTCCAGAAAAGTCTTCTCCCGTGCCTTCTTCAACGTCCCCTTTTTAATGCCCTTCAGGGCTATCAACTGCTCCTCAGACACCCATTTCCCGGGCGATACCATCATGATTACTTCACTCATACCTTTCTCCACTTAAACTGAACGCCGGGGCGAACTGGCGATTTCTCCGCACCCGGCACAGCCATCAACTGTTTTAGTTTTCTCGGTGATATTTCAATATCAGGCGACCTGCCCGGGTAAGGATCGCAGGCGGCGCATGCCGGTCATCGCCGTGGCTACGTAGCTCGCCTTGCGGTTCACTACCTCCACCCAGACCTTCACTCCCTCCACCCGCACCGTGTACGTCTCTCGCATCTTGCTGCGCCCGTAGTTGCCGTAGCGTTCCTGATGGGCCGCCAGGGCGATGTCGCAGGCCTGACGCGCCAGCGGTGACTGCGTGCTGCGGTTAATCAGTTTCATGCTGCACGCTCCGCCTGCTGTGATGCTGGGTTAAGCCACATGCATTCAGTGCGGACCTTCGTACCCCTACCGGCACTAATGCGTGACGATTTTTCCGTTTTCTTCCACCCGACCAGCATGTCGTTGTACACCTCCGAGTCGTAGCCGCTGATCATCACCATTCCGGTCATCGTTCTGGCTACTGCGAGCAATTGCTCATGCCCTTCTACAGTCATTTCGTGGCTGTAATAACGGTTACCCTGCACGCGGGTTTCCGGTACATAAGGTGGGTCGATGTAGTGCAGGGTGGTTTCAGCGTCATGGGATCGCATTACTGCCAGGGCATCTTTGTTTTCGATAATGACCCCCTGGAGGCGCTGGCATACTGCTGCCAGATTTTCCGGATAACGCTCCCACAAATGCGCAGCCGTCGCATATTTCCTTTTGCTGTCGCTACGGAAACCGGAATTACCGCCGATTCCTGCTGCTGAACCAAAGCCCATGCTGGCGCGAACAACCATGCGTCTTGCTCGCTCAATCGGTTCGTCGGTGGCTTCGCGCGCTGCGCAAAATTCATCACGTGAATACGGCGTGAGCATGCATGCATTCTGCAGGCGCTGGTTCATCTCAGCGTCGCGCAGCACGCGGAACAGGTTCACCACCTCGCCATCCAGGTCGTTATAAACTTCCGCGTAGCTGCGGGGCTTTTGCAGCAGTACGCCAGCTGCGCCGCCGAACGGTTCCACATAGCAGACGTGCTCAGGCATCTGAGGGATAATCCATGATGCGAGGCGGAATTTCCCGCCGTGGTAACGGATCGCCGGGTGCTTAACAGATTCTTCTCTTAACATGTCGTTACCGGGAGGGCGAACCCTCCCGCCTCCCTTAGGCCACGTATTCCGGTTTCATATCCGCCAGGGTGATGCTGAACTTATCGTGCAGCTCGTCGCCCATATGACGTTTGGCCGCCGCCAGCACGCGCTCGGCTTCTGCGAATTGCTCAGCAGCGCCCGGTTCGCCTGGTTGTGGCAGGGAGTTGATCACCGCCTCGACCGCATTACGGTGCTTCACCAGGTGGTAGCGGCGCGTAGCCTTGTTCTTCAGTTCGGTGAACAGGGTGGTCCCGAGAGCAGCCTTTGCCTCGTTGATTTCATTGCCGACGGTGGTGGCGGTTTCCAGCGTTTCAGCAGCATCAATGCGATCCCGGAAATCATCGGCCAAGGCATCGATGTTGGCCGCCGATTCCTGCGCGCTGTGAGTCGTTGTTACGCTGTCACCTTTGATATCAGCCAGGCTCACGCGCTGGGCCGGTGCCGGGTTGATCTCTTTCTCGGTACGTGGCTCGACTTCATCCGGGCTGTAGACACCAAGGATGACCTCGGGGCAGTACAGGCGCGCCCAGTACTTCACAGCGAGGTAGGCGATCTGCTGCTTGGGTGCTGTTTTCCACAGCGGCGAGTTCCGGGTGGTAATATCAGCCAGGTAGATATTCTCGCCCCAGGTGATATCGGTTTCGCCGCGCAGGACAGCGCCAACCCGGACAAACAGGCCCAGCTCATCGCGGCCGTCTTTCTTGCCGGCGATCTTTTCCCAGTCGCCGCCGTATTCGTAATGGAAGCGGCCCACGATGGCGCTTGAGCTGGAGATAACCGCGTTAACCAGCTGCGCTTCGTAACCCAGCACGCCGTTGACCAGGTGCGTTTTCTGCGCCACGGCGTAAGGGTTCATGCCCCACTGCATGGCCTGCATGACGATCGCCATACAGTCGGCAGGTTTCCCCGCCAGATGCTTCGGTACGGTCACAGCAGACTGCGCCATCAGCTCAGCAAAGGCGGTCAGCTGGCCGAGCGCCTGCACGTTGAATACTGCGTTGCTGGCTGAGATGGTGTTCGGAGTCTGCTCAGCAGCGATAATGTTGGTGTTTTGCATGGTCATTCTCTCCATTAAGCCAGGCGCAGCGCTTCAAGGCGGCGCAGGTCCAAGTCGTTCAGTTCGTCGGTGTAGTCTTCGGTGATCGGCGCTGGCCAGCAGTTGGTGTCGTAAGCCTGAGCTAGGGCGCGCATGGTTTTCTGATACTCCTGCGTGCCCAGCGCCAGTAGATCCTCCGAAGCCTCAATGACCGCTACCCAGTGGTAACCCTCGTCTTTGTTGACGAAAATCCAGAAGAACTGATCAAAGTCAGCGACGCTGCAGTACATACCCGCGCTGAGGTGGTAATCGCGGTCGATGATTTCCCGGTGCAGCTTGGCGCGCAGGCCGTCCTGCTTAACGCGACCCATGCTGATCGTCTTAAGGTCAACGCCGATACGAACGCCGTTGATTTCAACCTCAAGGTCCGGGCGTACACGGACTTCAAGACCGGTTTCGTCGTCCATACCGAAGTAACTGGTTTCGACTGAACGGGAAGGGTGGCGCAGCAGTTTCCCGGCTGATTCATGGTTAAGCAGAGCCTGCTGAATTGCCGTGGCCAGCGCCAGCTGCTCATTCGACAGGATGGTTTTCCCGGCCACGCTATCGCGCCATTGCTGCTCGTGCTCATCAGCGAAAATGGCATCAGGATTCACCGCGCGGATCGCCGCCTGCAGTTCTTCTTTCTTGCCGGTGAGTTTCAGCTGCTCGGCTTTTGGCTTATCCGCATTAAATTCGCGGATGAACGCCTTCATGGAGTCGGTGGTGGTGAATGCTCCCTCCGGCACGCCCGGGAACACAGCGAACTCTTCGTGCAGCTTCTCCGGCTCAAGGGCCAGCGTGTGGGCCAGGCTGCCGAACGTCAGCGCCTCGCTGCTTTCGCGGAGGATAGTCTTGGTTACATGGCGGCCGTGATAGAACATCAGGCTGACGCGGGCATCTTTCACCTGGGTGCTGCTGATCCCGTTCGCTGCGTGATACACGTTATTCGGCAGGCCTTCATAGCGGCCAGGTTCGAAGTATGCAGGGAACTCCACACCTGGAATTGATTCCTGCGGCATCAGCTCACCTCCCAGCGCTGCTGGCTCGGCTTCAGGTTGTGTGGCGTTCGCCAGCTCTGGCGCCGCGGCGGCCAGCACCTCAGCCGGGTTCAGGAAATCTGTTTGCGGATCAGCTGCATCAGTGCTTTCGCCAGGTGGAACCGCGTTAACACCTTCTCCTTCCGCCGGGTCAGTCGTTTCCATCTGCACATCGCTGGTGGTCTCCTCATTAACCGGTGAACGGTCATCATTTTCTGGTTGTTTTTCGTTCATCAGGCCTTCGATGGAGAACACGCCGCCGCCGAGGTTCGCGACCTGTGGCTGGCTGGATAACGCTGCTTTTTCCGCTTCAATCTTCTCGTTAATTTCTTTTTCCCAGCTCACTTCAGGGGTGTGGCGCGCCGCCGCCAGCATTTCCGCTGAAGGATTCTCGTGGTCGGTTTCGGTCAGGTTCGCGTTGATGTATCCGGCAAGACGCCCAGGCTGTTTGTAGTGCTCAGGGTGAGCACTTCGGATAAGCGCGAAGATGGCTGCGCGTGAATAGTTCAGAACGCCAGGCGTTGCGCGCAAAGCTTCAGACCATTCTTTAAACGGCCTGTCTTTCGCTGCGACGATAGCCTTCGCCTGGCGGAAAACATCACTTGGGATGTCGTAAATATTGAAATCCGCTGGCAGCGTTGCCAAAGCAATCTCAGTATCGAGCCCGTCAAAGTCGGGTTTGTAGTTAGGGTTGCGATCGGTTTTTCCGCCGCCGCCCGGCTGTGTTGATGGCACCTCAGGTTCAGCAGCTGGCGCAGGCAGTGGCAGCAACTCAGTTGCAGCATTGAATTCAGCCGTCATCGTCTGGTTAACGAACTCCAGATGAGCAACCGGGTTCAGGTGGATTTTCTCTGGCGCGATGCGCACCAGGTTGAAGATGGCCGCGCGGTTCACTGCCAGAATGCCAGGCTGGTTGCGCAGGATTTTGCTCCATGATTTCCATGGCTCTTCTTTGTTCGCGACGATATCTTTGCCACGGCGCGCGATGCTGCCCGGGATTTCCCGATGGTTAAAGTCCATCGGCAGCAGGGCGCAGGCGATCTCCAGATCGAGGGTGTCCAGGGTATGGTGTGCGTCAGCGCCGCGATCAGTGACATACCCGCCATCGGCATTAGTTCCGGCGTCAGTGCGCTGCACGTTGTTGATGCGGTTGCCGGCGGCCCATTCGCGCGTCAGGATCCCGCGGTCAATGTGCTCGGTGCTGAACCACGCTTTGAAGAACTGGATGACGACAGACAGCTCTGTGCGTTTTACATCAACTGGGAAGATAGTTTTCAGTGCATTGACCACTTTCCAGATGTCGGGCTCATGTGCTTTCTTGAAGCCATCAACATTTTCGGCGGCCAGAATCATGTTCTGCACGTAGCTGTTATCCACATCCAGTTCGAGCTCCAGAATGGCTTTCTTCTGCTCTTCATCGACGTGGTAGAAATACTGCTTGTCGGCGATGTACTGCGCCAGAAGACGCTGACGGAAAGGTAGGGTGGCAACGGTCGTTAATACCGGCAGTTCACGTTCGCGGAACTCTCTTACTGCATCACAGACCGTTTCGGTGCTGTTTACATCACCAACGATTTCGCCAGTTTCGATATCCACGCCGTCGACAACAGTGGTGTCAGCCCCTTCCACAACCTCTTCGCCTGATTGTGCCGACTGTGCTTCGCCGGGGATCACGTTCCAGGTACGTTGGTCGTCGGCCAGGGTGTAGCGCTCGCACCAGGTGTAATCGATGGTGCTTTCTTCCGGCAGGTCATTGAACACGGGGAAGTCAGTGCGGACAGGCTTGGCGTACTCTTTACCGCGGCCAGTTTCGATGCCAGCTTCTTCCAGCTCAACATCGAGAGTCAGGGCGGCGCGGGCTTCGCTTTTCGCAGTGAACCAGATCACTGCATCTTGCTTACCGGATTTCTGAGTGGCCTTAACCACGTAGAAAAATTCCATGTCAGATCCTCATTTTTGGATGTAAGATCCCCGGGCCAGAGATAGCGCCCATTGGGTGTGTTTTTGGTTTTGGTATAAATTCCGGTGTAACTTTGGTCGGTGGCACCGGACGTAGACCCCGCCTTGCGCGGGTTTTACGTTAGGCTTCGTGGGCCATTTGGTCGTACGAAGCGCAACGCTTGGAGCAATAATCGAGTTCTTCCCGCGCCAGCTGGGCGCCGCGGATGAAGAGCAATACGTTTTTAACTTCCTTACCTTGCTCGATTGGTTTGCGGCAGTACGCGCATTTCTTCTCTTGCATGACTCCCTCCGTTAATGGCTAAGGCCATTCCCCACGCCATTCAGAAAAACTTCGACCAGCAGATCGGTGGTGTAAGTGCGCTCAATACCACGATGCAGGTAGAGCTTTCCGCGCTTATTGGCTGATGCTGTCCAGGTGCTGTCTTTGTGCTTTACGAGCATGCCGGGCAGAACTGCGCCGCGGTTGACCGTCTGGGTGCCATAGTGCTGATGAACCATGATGATTCCCTCTCATTTGCCCTTGTCGCCAGGCTGGCGGAACGTTTCTTTAACCTGATGCGCGTTAATCACTCCACCTCATCCGACTATTCGTATGCCGTCGGCGGCTACTTCGTGGGCTCCATGCCTGGGTGGTTCGTAGTGCGTCTTGGTGATGATGATTAAACACAATGTTTAATGTGGTGTCAACAAAATGAGTATTAATGGGTAAGCAAATGGCTTGGGTAATTCTTTTTTGTGAGAAGGACTGCGAATTTTTACAAGGGCAGTTCTGGAGGGTTGTAGGCACAGAAGGAAAGACTGCCTCGTTAGAGTTAACTTCTATTTGCTTCAATGGAAAGTGATGAAGAAATGATAAGGGCGGCGGCCAACTTGAACTCAACTCGTAAAGTTCATTTTTTAGCCCGGCATCCCATCACTCGAACATATCCTAGGATGAGGTGCATGCAGGGAATGACAAGGAGATCGTAATGATGGAACCGCTCAGGCATGATGTGAGCGAATAGAAGAAAATGCTGATTCAAAAGGAATTTTGACTCTGATTCTATTCAACATATGCTTTTTTTATGATTTGCTTAAAATAAAAATTATTCTTATGAAATCAGGTCAATAGAAGTTTTTCACGCTCCGTTTCTAAAATTAATTCTGGGATTAGAATCGATTGATTAAGTGATTGTTTTATGCGGTAATTTATAATAATTGATTTGTTTAATGAATAGGTCTAAAGTGTAAATACGTTTCCCTCCATCATAAGGGAAATATTCCGCCATCATACGGGATCCATCAAAACCCGAAAGCAGGATCTGTTTTCGGGTTTTAACTTATCTCAACTTATGAATGTCACCATGGGTTAATAAATCATATGCTAAGAATAATTTTCGGAAATCCGTTTTCAGATTATCATTTTCGCAAGCTTTGAATTGCTGGAACGCCTCGTACTTGACATATTTTTCTAAATCATCTTTTTCAAGTTGCTTAATGTTTTTAATTACAATGAATAACTCTTTTTGCTTGCTGAAGCCAGCTCCCTTGATGTCATTAATTGTATTAAATACTCTTCTGGCGTTAACTTTATCCAAGATTATCGCTGCAATCATATTATCAAGTTTACCATGTCTTTCAATTCTTTGGTTTAATCTCGATAATGATTTCGCAGTTAGGTTTAAATCTTTTATATTACATGAAGCAATTATTTTAGAAAGTGGTAGCCTTAGTGTATTTGTAGAACTAATAATAAATTCAATAGCAAGCTTGTTAGAAATTTCATTTTTCTCGAATAAATAATCTTCGACGTAATTTAGTTCTTTTATTTGAGTAAATACATACTTTTTGTCGCCAAGTGCAACTACAAGGTTTTTACCTTGTTTGACGCTATCTTCTAATTTGTCTAAGTCAGAGGGCGATACTAATAAAGTATTTAGATTACCTTTTTCGCCTTCATTAACAATTAATGTTTTGATTGCTCTTTGATAGCGCAATACATCGTATGGCGATAGACCCTCGTCAATATTGCTTATTTCATCGTAAATCTTTTTATAATTGTCGGTTTCAACAGATGTGTAGGTGACTTGTAATTGTTGATCGGTGATCTGTTTCGAGAGTACTTCTTGCTCATCTGGTTTGTGCTGAATGAGAATTATCCGTTCTGCTGATTTCCTTCCATCTTCTTTTGGTAACTGAGAGGAAAAATCAGATAGCAATTTTTTTACATTCCTATCAGTTAATGAATAGCCAATAAAGAGAATTGGGTTTTTGATCATGTTGGATAGTATTTTAGCGCTAATTAAAATAGCTTTACTATCATATTTTTCATAATCATTTGTATTAATAATTATTGACTGTGGATCTTTTATGTCTCCATGGATTTTGTATAACTCACTCCATCCAACTGTATCCTCAAAAAATCCATTGTTACCAATATATAATTTAGGGTTTATATCTTGTTCTAAAAGTAGTTCTTCGATAAAGGCATCATAATTAGTAGTGATGATCATTTTTGCTTTTTTTAGAAAGCGTTTAAATGAATTTAATTCTTCAGTGTTAATGTCATCTTTAAGTGCTGATTTAGAAAACCTTTGACAAATAGAGTATTTGAATGGTGAGATATTTTCACTAAAAACTCTTTTAGCATCTAACCCCTCAAGTTTAATTAAATTCTCGGTAAACATTCTATTGAAATCATTTTCAATCTTGCTTGCAGCTTCTGTATAAATCTTATGATCTAAATCATAATTTTCATCATCAGAGTTTTTGTGTTTTTCCTTAATGCTTAATAAATAACTATAAAAATCCATTTCTGGATTTGTTTTTTGCCAGTATTCATGTAACAACTCTTCCCAAGTGGGATAACTTTGTAGATACCTTTTTGAAATGCCAGATCCAATGAAGACTATGGGGTAATTTTTGAAGTCAAATATTTGTTCTGACATATCAATATCCTTCAAATTGAGTCGATTTCCTAGGGTTTACACATTGTTGGAATTGCTCCACAGCAATTAATTGCGACCTGTAAACCCTCAGTATTTAGTTTCAATTATTTTTTAACTGAAAAATGTGGCACAAAAACTCAGCTATAGGCTTTGTTTTTAAATTCGTTCAAAAAACACACGAGAATAGGGGCTCAATCATCTTGTGAACGAAAACGTCCCATCATGTACTTCTCATATAGTTCATCCAGTTCTTTCAAACGTATGGCGAAGACTCGTAACATGTTCTGTTGTTCTTCCTCAGGCAGCTGGCGATATAGCTCCAGCAGACGCTGCTCGTCCGCCTTAAGACCGCCTTTTTCATCTACTTCTTGCCCTAAAAGCCAAGCAAGACTCACCCCTAGCGCGTCCGCCAGCTTAATAGCCGAGCTTTTACCTATTGTCCCACGCACGAACCAGTTATTTACAGACTGGGAGCTAACGCCGCATATCCGGGCCATGTCAGCTTTGGAAATACCCTTCTGCTCAATGATTTCATTAAGCCTGCGCACTTGCGGGTGATCTGTCTGATGAGTTTTCTCTTTCATAACAAGATTCTAAACCAAAAGTTTATTAGCTCAACACTCAAAAAGTTGACATAAAACTAAACATTATGTTTAATTGTTGTCACATTACTCTTGGAGTCCTATATGAACGCATTAGACAAAGCCATTGCAGCAGTAGGTAGCGCAACAAAATTAGCTGAACTTTTATCTATAAGCGCAATGAATATTAGTCATTGGAGGAATCGCAATGGGGGGCAAGTACCTCAGATGCGAGTGCTTGCGATTTTCCACGCCACTGGCGTAACTCCCCACGAACTGCGCCCTGATCTCTACCCGAACCCCACTGATGGTTTACCTAAGTAGGAGCACTGCCAATGCAAACACGAATTTTTAATCATGATAGCAGCCCGGCCCCAGGACTTGTGATATCGAAATATCAAGAGCTTCCGCGCAAATCGTGCAAACTCTCGAACATTCGGGAGGCAGTAAAGGCCTGGAACAGGGCAACGCCCGGCGATGCGCAAAACTACATCTCGCAGCTGGTTGCGAAGGAGTGGATGGCGCGCGGCGGCCGCGGCCTGCTGCTGGCCGGTTCGGTTCACGGCACCAAAGTTAACTTCTTCCGGATGATTAACACGCCCGGGCCGAAGTACGACAAATACCTCGAAACGCTTATCCCGGTGATCGTGGACGTTATGGCTCGTGACAACGAGAAGGTGGCGCGCGAGTTCGGATTGGTCGAAAAAACCGGGGCTGAGAATTTAGCCTGCTCCATCAAGGAGTGTGGCGAGCTTCATCAGGTAAGCGCACTTGGCGCGCCGGTGAACGTCATTGTGAAGGAGGGGCGCGAGGCGGTCGAGTCGATCATGAATCTGATACCGAAGGAATCCTGGGGTCAGGTATTGGGAGGTTTTATCACCGTAGTTCAGGGAGTTCTGTAATGACAGGTATTCAAAAGGCGAAAGCCCCTCTGCGGGAACAGAAAGGGCTCTCTAGTGCAACAAACGTCAGTCAATTGCGGAGATAAGTATGTCAAATACCGCTGAAATATACAAATTCCCCGCGCAGCAGGGAAAACAGGAGAGCCGCATGGCTGAACTGGAGAACGGCTATTTGCGTTTAGCCAACCAGATTCAGGATGCCCTGTGTATCGTCGAGCTATCGGGTCGGGAATTCCGTGTTCTGAATGCCATCGTTCGGCTGACGTATGGCTGGTCGAAAAAATCAGACCGGATCGCCAACAGCCTCATCGCAGACAAAACGACGCTGAAGGTGAAGCATGTTTCTGAAGCCGTGCTGAATCTGGCTTACCGGAACATCATCATCCTGCGCCGGATTGGGCAAACCAGATACATTGGGATCAACACCAACCTGGATAAATGGGCTTACGCCAAGCCAAATTGCACGAAGTGTCCAGCGGCTTTCCCTGCTGCTGAAGTTGTCACATGGGTTATCACCATCCCTGAATTCAGGGATAGCAATTTTACCTCTTCAACCATCCCTGAAAACGGGGATAACCATCCCCAAAAACAGGGAAAGGGATCCCTGAAAACAGGGAACACCAAAGACATTCTTCCAAAGACAAATATAAATACAGATCTAACCCCCTCTAATCCCCCAAGGGGGAAGGCGAAGTTTGACCCGCTGAGTATCCCGGTTCCTGAATGGCTGGATGCGTCGTCCTGGAGTGAGTGGGTTGCCTATCGCCAGCAGTCTGGCAAAGCCATTAAAACCGAGTTGACCGTCACCAAGGCGTTCAGCCTGCTGAAAGAGTGTCTGGACGAAGGTCACGATCCGGTAGCCGTAATCAACGCAAGTATCGCCAACGGGTACCAGGGACTGTTCAAGCCAAAATTCGGCCTGAGCCGCCGCAATGCGGGGCGGGATGTTAATCACATATCCCAGCCAGACAAGAAAATCCCAACGGGTTTCAGGGGGTAGCGATGAAAAGCCTAATCGGAACTGGCAGCGCACTTGAGCGCCTGAAGAAGTTCATCCCGGCCAGCGTACAGCCGAAATTTAACAGCGTCCAAGAGTGGCAGGCATGGCAGGAAGCTGAGGGCCGCAAGCGCTCTGACGAGATCGACAAGCAGAATCAGCGTGCGCGCTCGGAGAAGATTTTTGGTCGTGCCGGCATCCAGGCTCTGCACCGCAGTTGCTCGTTCGCGAACTACCAGGTGTCGAGCCCGGAGCAGCGCCAGGCGTACAGCATGGCAAAGAGCTACGCGCAGAACTTTGGCGGCGGCGGATTCGCAAGCTTCGTCTTCAGCGGCGCGCCGGGTACCGGGAAGAACCACCTGGCAGCGGCGATCGGTAATCACCTGCTGGCGGCTGGCCACTCCGTTCTGGTCGTGACCATCCCTGACCTGATGCTCCGCGTGCGCGAATGCTATGACGACGGCCAGTCAGAATCCTCCCTGCTGAATGACCTGTGCAACGTCGATCTGCTGGTGCTGGACGAAGTCGGGATCCAGCGTGGTTCCAGCGGTGAGAAGGTGATCATCAATCAGGTCATCGACCGCCGGCTCTCCGCCATGAAGCCTGTTGGCATCCTGAGCAACCTGAATTACGAAGAATTGGTTGCCACACTTGGCGCGCGGGTCGTGGACCGTCTCCGGATGGACAGCGGCATTTGGGTCAATTTCGACTGGGCCAGCTACCGCGGGAAAGTGTCACACCTGCGTGCCGTGGGTGGTAAGGGGGCTGCAGATGGCCAGTAACAACCTCTGGACAATCATCCGCGCCATCCAGCGCAGCGGGGAGATCACCCCGCGTCAGGTTCGCCGGCTGCTGGGCTGCGACAGCAAAAAGGCCTGTCGCCTGCTGGAGCATCTCGTTTCTGCTGGTGCTGTGAAGAACATCGGCCAGCGCCGCCATCCGGTCTACGTCATGGAGCCGGGCGGGGAGACTCGCATTAAGCCGATGCCAGAGGCGCGCCAGCGTTCCAGCATTGCAGACGTATGCCGCCAGAACTGGCAGGGCTATCAGATCCACAAAATTATCGGGAGTGCACGGGCATGAATGATTCACTGAACAACAAAGAGCTGGTGGCCGTTGGTCATCAGTTTGCGAAGGCGATGAGCACCGACACGCCGATCATCGATATGGCGAAGATTGTGTCGCGCCTGGCCGAACGGCTGGACTGCACCACCGCGGCGCTGCGGGAGATGACGAAGCAGCGGGATGCCGAACATACCGATGTGCTTGTCTGGGAAAAAACGATGTACAAGGTCTGCGGTGAAGATGGACCGAAATCAGTGGCTGATAAGTTTGCCGAACTGGAAGCCAAGTTCGCGGCGCTGGCTGCTGAGAATGCGGCGCTGAAAAAAGCCGAACCGGCACCGTTCAGTAAGCTGATGATGGAAGCGCTTGACGCTTATCAGTCTGGAGCTGACGACGTGCCAGAACTGGCGATGCTGAGCGCATACACAAAACTGCGAGATGGCATCAAAACTCCGGCAACCGACGCATTTCTGGCTGAAGTGCGGGCGCGGGTCTGGATCGAAGCGAAATATTACACGAGGTCCATGCTGGAAACCGATTCTGTTGACCATCTCGATTTTCTGTTCGATTCGAAGGTCAACCAACTTCGTCAGGGAGGAGCCCAATGACCATCAACCAAGTTTTTACTCCGACCGGGCTGGGCGGCGATCACCCGGCCAACGGCCCGCTCAGCGTTGAGCGGTTGATCCGCGTTCGTGACGAACTGGCAGCAGCAGCAAAACGTTCTGACGGCGGCAACCTCGGTTACATGATGGCTGACGCAGCGAAGGCTATCGATGAAGTTCTGGCGCTGCGGAAGGCGTGGCAGGAGCCAACGGAGTATCTGACCCACGTAGTTGATGACGAAACTGGAGAATTCAGCGACAGAATGAATTTTAGCCTTCCAGTTGGCACTAAGCTCTACGCAGCACCACAGTTACCGCAGCCAGCTATGCCGGATATCGGTGAAATCCGCGTTGGCCGCCTGCCAACCATGAACCAGGATGAATACCCTGGCTTAGGTGATTGGTGGGTGCAGCTTCGCATAGGTGACGATTATGAAGAGGTATTGGCGCGTGTTTATGGAGCTACGCCACAGGAGGCTAACAGCAGGGCTGAAGCGTTAGCCTGCCGCTCCGCCATGCTTGAGTCGCTAACCACCATCAAGGCCGCGTCAGCACTGACTTCTCCACCAAAAAATGAAGAATCGCCCAGCACCATGCTTAAGGGTAATCACCGCGACTTATCGTATCCAGTAGACCCTCAGGTGGATGAGTACGAGAAAATCATGCAGCAGGCCGTGCCTGATGGGTGGGCGGCTGTGCCGGCAGAGCCGACTGTCGAGATGCGCAGAGCCTTTCACAAGGCAAATGACGAATGCAATTCCCGATTTGTTAGCCCAGACCATCAGTGGCAAGCCATGCTCGAAGCTGTGCCGAAGCGGGAGTGATTTAGCGCAAATTTGGCGGTGACAGATCGTGATAATGTGATCTGCCACCCATTTTGTGGCGTGGAAATTACAAACCTAGGTAAATTAAAAATGAAAAAATTTGGCGTGGCATGGGTTGTTGCAGTAGCTGTGGCAGTCTTAATGCTCAGCGGATGTGCAAGTCAATCGGACTGGGCAGTATATCCATCAGCACCTGGCTTCTTTTCTGGCTTATGGCATGGGTGGATTGCTCCTTTCGCACTTATTGGACACCTGTTTGATAGTTCAATTGCGGTGTATTCCGTACCAAATAACGGCGGCTGGTATGATTTTGGATTTTTGTTAGGACTTGGCGCGTTCGGTGGCTCAGCGGGTGCTGCATCCCGATAGTACTGTAAATTACCAGCAATCAGGCCTCTCCGGAGGCCTTTTTCTCGCCCACTGGAAGCCAGCAGAACGGCCTGCGAGATGCCTGATCGATAATACCGATCGATATCACGAGATTGATCTATGAAATCGATCAGATATTAACCGTGGCGCGGCAACAAATTATCAACCTGACATGAAGTGTCAGCGCCGCAATATACCCTCAGGCGCAGGCCTGCTCCTGGTTTGACAGGATTGAGGGGTTTCTAATCAGATATTTATCCCAGCGCTTTCTGCCCCGCCGAAGTGTTAAAAATAAGCGTCAGTTTTTACACGGAATTAGCATAAAAATTTATTAAAATCAATCAGATGAATGAACTTGCGTACACATGCGGTTCCCGTGCATACTTAAGCCAAACGGATAATTACTGTTTATATATACAGTGTTTTGTTGTATGGTTTAAGTGCTACAGAAAAAAATGAATTTTTCTTCCGGCGAACCTATTAGGAAATTTGCGCCATTTGTTATTTTGGCGCTGTGGAGTGGAGTTCTCCCCGCCGGGAGAGGGTATTTGGTGATAGCAAAGTGAGGAGGTCGATGTGAAAGAAAAGCAGGAGCAGGGTGACTGGTACGACATTATTAGGCGTTCAGACGGCAAGCTTATTGGTTCAATGCCGTTTGAAAGCCGATATCTCGTTTACACCAGGAATGGCATGGTGTCGTGCCGCCCGCTGCTGGAGGATGAAGGGATTTTTAATCTTTCGTCCGGAACCCGTTTTCTTCGCCGCCTCGGCTATCGCGTCAATCAACCCTCTGATATTATGATATCAACGGACTGAACACCCGTTGACCTGATGCGCCACGGAGAACACCATGGCGCAGTTACAACTCATCAAGAATTCTGCAGGAACACTGATCCCCGCATCGCCGGAGACCAGCGAATTACTGCAATCAAAAATCAAGCTCGGCGCCGTGCTGGTGGCCGACTTCAAACAGGTCCGTAACCCGGCCTTCCATCGTCGTTTCTTTGCACTGCTGAATCTCGGTTTCGAATACTGGGAGCCAACCGGCGGCGCTATCTCGTCCAACGAACGCAAGCTAGTGACCGGCTATGCCAAATACCTGGCATCGTTCGGCGGGAGTGAATCTGCGCTGCTGGATGCTGCTGAGCAGTATCTCGAACGCATCGCCGACAAGCGCACCGGCAGCATCAGCGCCTGCAAATCCTTCGATGCGTATCGCGCCTGGGTGACCATCGAATCCGGGCACTATGACGCCATCCAGCTGCCTGACGGCACCCTCCGGAAACATCCCCGCAGTATCGCCTTCGCGAACATGGACGAGACCGAGTTCCAGCAGCTCTACAGGGCCGCGCTCGATGTTCTGTGGCGCTGGATATTGTCCAGGACATTCAAGAGCCGTAGCGAGGCGGACAACGCCGCTGCTCAGCTGATGAACTTCGGGGGATGATGCCGATGAAATCCTCATGGTTCCAGCATACCGATTGCACTACGGCGCAGGCAGACGAGCTGGTGGCGACCTACCGGGCGCGCGGCGTGGCCGTAGAGCGCAGCCTTAATCGTGACTTCATCACCTGGACCGTCAGCGTCCGGCTGCCGGAAGCAAAGCGGCAGGAGCGAACGCCGCGGACATTCCGCCAAAAGGTCTGGGGGTGAGCATGGCTGATTTACGCAAAGCAGCACGCGGTCGCGAATGCCAGGTGCGGATCCCCGGCGTGTGCAATGGCAATCCTGAAACATCCGTTCTGGCGCATATCCGCCTGGCTGGTCTGTGCGGCACCGGCATTAAGCCGCCTGACCTGATCGCAACCATCGCATGCAGCTATTGTCACGACGAAATAGACCGCCGAACCCACCGGGTGGATGCGGAGTATGCAAAGGAGTGCGCGCTGGAAGGTATGGCACGCACACAGGTCATCTGGCTGAAAGAGGGGCTGGTGAAGGCATGAATACTTACAACATCACGCTACCGTGGCCGCCGAGCAATAACCGCTATTACCGGCACAACCGCGGGCGCACGCACATCAGCACAGAAGGGCAGGCCTACCGTGACCGCGTCGCCCAAATCATCAAAGACGAGATGCTGGATATCGGCATCACCGCGCCGGTAAAGATCCGCATTGAATGCCACATGCCTGACCGCCGCCGCCGGGACCTGGACAACCTGCAGAAGGCTGCATTCGACGCGCTGACCAAAGCCGGGTTCTGGCAGGACGACCAGCAGGTTGACGATTACCGCGTAAAACGGATGCCGATCATCAAGGGCGGCAAACTGGAATTGACCATCACCGAGCTGGAGCCAGCATGAAACCAGAACTGATCGAATCGCTTCGCATGCGCTGGCTGCGCCTCCGCATTTATCGCCGCCCGGGTACAGTGCTGGTGGACTACCGCATTCTTCGTAACTTTATTCGCATCTACCAGATTGCAGGAGCTGCAGCATGATCACTCAAGACCTGGAATTTGTACGCCAGCAGCTCATCGTTGCGACTGCAGATCTGAGCGGGGCGACGAAAGGGCAGTTGATGGCTTGGTTGGAGAACGCCCAGTTCGACACGAAGACCTTCAAGCGGAAGAAGCCCAAAGTTTGGGACGAAGAAAGCGAAGAATGGGTACCGGTTGATAACCCACCGATCCCCGGCAAACAGTCACACGCGAAAGGCTCGCACATTCCGCTGGTTCAACCGGTCGAATACTCCACCGCTTCATGGCGCCGGGCGGTCCTGTCACTCGAGGAACACCAGAAGGCGTGGCTGCTCTGGAACTACAGCGAGAACGTGCGCTGGGAGAACCAGGTAACGATCACCCAGTGGGCCTGGGCCGAGTTTAGGGCGCAACTGGGAACCCGGAAGGTGGCCGGCAAAACGATGGACAGGCTGAAGGCGTTAATCTGGCTGGCGGCTCAGGACGTTAAGGAGGTATTGGTCGGGCGTGACCTTTATCAGTATGGGGATCTGGCCGCGTTGGTGGGCGTGAGTAAAACCAATTGGTCGACGAACTATGTCGAACACTGGGAGGCAATGGTGAGGTTGTTCGCTCGCTTAGATACTGACTCGCTGAATCAAGTTTCGCGATCACGTTCACAACAAAAAGCTACAAATTATCACCCAAGTATTGCAGAAATGAACTAATTGACGTATATTTCGACTAAATCCGATATCGTCGCCATAGCTTTGGTTGTCGACCGAATTATACAAAAGAGCCCGAGGTTAATGCCTTGGGCTTTTTTGTTTGTATGGAAACCCAACAGTACTTCATGCGTCACAAAAATGATGCATAAATCTATTGCCACTTTGTCTCTATTGCCGCTCGGGTGCTATTTTTAAGGGGCATTCGATAATGCTCTCGATACAATTATTACACTTGGGTGGGGAAGCACCCATACGCAGAGACAACTGCATGACCCTGACCAGCATTTATTGCTGGTCTTTTTTATCCGCCATTAGCTCAACGGGAGAGAGCACGGAGCTTCTACCTCTGTGGTTCGGGGTTCGAATCCTCGATGGCGGACCTGCAGGAGTTGTAACAACCCTCTGATTTTTGTATTGCTGGTCATTTGGGTATAATTACAACTCCAACAAAATGAGGCTTGAAATGAACTGGATTTTCTATAAGGGGCGCTGGTATTTAATTACTCCACTGCCTTTAAATAGAGAATACCGGCTTTCCATACCAGGCGAGCGCGGCTATTTGATACTCAGCAGACAGCAGCTAAAAATTGCCGTGAGCAAAAGCCTTGCCCTGAGTGTGCTTCCTGAGGAAGCATCAGAAGAATGATATCTCATTGTATCTTAAATATACTGAGGATTCGATGATGGAAGAGGGATTTTACTAGATACAGCACAACGGCTTAATTCAGGTGGCTTATTATAGCAACGGCGAAACTAAAGATCTCGAGATAGGTCTGAACGTAGCTGGTATCTGTTATCTCACGCAGAGTGATGCTCTCTGCGACAACGGTGAAGCTGATGCCCTGAAGGTGCGTCTATATTTTTCTGAAAATCTAAATGCTTAGCTTGCAAAGAATATTTAACCGTTTTATAACAATTGTGTTGTTAAAAAATAACAAATAATAAGCGGGAATATATGAGCATTAAGATCGTCCATCAGATTGCAGAGCCTGAGAAAGAAGAACTTTTAGTCGGGCTTAGAGGTTATAACGCGCGTTTTGTAGATTTCAGTAAGCTTGGCCAGTTAGGTGTCTTTTGCAGGGATGATTCTGGAGTAATGACAGGTGGTCTGATAGCAGACACAAGGGGACCGTGGCTTTGTATCGATTATTTGTGGGTAAGCGACTCAGAAAGAGGTAGTGGCTTAGGCAGTAAGCTTGTCAGTCTGGCTGAACAAGAGGGTATACAGTTAGGATGCCGTCATGGTCTCGTTGATACGTTCAGTTTTCAGGCATTACCTTTTTATGAAAAACAAGGATACGAACTCCAGATGTCGTTATCGGATTTTCCGGTAGAAGGCTCCCAGAGACATTATTTAATTAAGAAAGATTTATCTAATAAATAGCATCCATCCATGAACTTCGTAAGGCAACCAATGGGCGGCCTTTTCGTTTTAAATGATTCTGGCCGACTTAGCCCCATTGGTCTCTTTTTGTTCATACTGAATAAATAAACAGATAAAGTTAGCTTTATTGAAGGAAGGCGATTAGGCTGCGCCTGTGGTGAATCCCCCTAAGCGGTGGGGCGACTAGGCGAAACGAGTCGGGTTTATAGAACGCGGTTCTGTGGTCTAGCGCAGGGTCACCGGGAGGCACCCGGCACCACAACCTCAGTATCATCAATATCTAAGGCTACCTATTGGCGGCCTTTTGATGTACATGATTCTGACCTACATAGCACCGCCGGTCTTTTTTGTTCGTACTAAATAAACAGATAAAGTTAGCTTTATTGAAGGAAGCCGATTAGGCTGCGCCTGTGGTGAATCCCCCTAAGCGGTGGGGCGACTAGACTGGGAGGTGAATGACGCGATTCTGTGGTCTAGCATAGAGTCACCGGGAGGCACCCGGCACTACAGTTCCATTACCACAGATTTTAAGGCTGCCGATTGGCGGCCTTTTTGTTTTACATGACCTATGTCAGCAGAGCAGCGTTGGTCTTTTTGTTCATACTGAATAAATATACAGATATAAATAGCTTTATGGCAGGAAGAAGACTAGGCTGTGCCCGTGATGAATCCCCCTATGCGGCGGGGCGACTAGACAGGCAGGTGAGTAGCGCGGTTCTGTGGTCTGGCGCAGAGTCACCGGGAGGCACCCGGCATCATAAACCCACATATGCTCCCTTGTCCGAATCTGATGTAGGCTATGCCGTCCTCAGCAGTTCTAGATTCTGTTTTACAGTTCAGATAATGTCGTCTTGGTTAGTTTTATCAGAGCTTGCAGAGGGCACAAAGTATGGAAGAAGGGTTCTACTGGATACAGTACGGCGGCAGGGCGCAAGTTGCTTATTATGCTGACGGCGAAACTGAAGACCTTGAAACAGGCAGAATCATCAAAGGTATCTGGCACCTCACACAGGACGATGATATTTGCGATGACGGAGAAGCTGAAATTTTAGCAGGACCGTTAACGCCGCCACATATTTGAAAGAAACGCCGGTGCGCTTCAATATATGGTATAGGCTTATAAGTGGTGAATCCCCCTGTGCGGTGGGGCAATCCAGTTAAAAATGTGTAAGTGTGCTTGCGGCTCGTATAACTGGTAACGAGTCACCGGGAGGCACCCGGCACCAGGATCACAGTAAGCTGTATGTTTGTGCTGATTTTTTGCCTGCTTATAAAAGCAGGCTTTTTTTATTCGCGCTTCGTTAGTGATGCTATTATTTAATCGTGAACCAAGCCATCTCTACCTACCAGGGCTTCTGACTGGAAAGTAACTCTGCTCGACACAGAGGTATTCGGATGATGGCATTGCGTCATGTCTATCTACTTAAATTTCGAACTCATTTGGGCCTGCCGAAAAGCGGGCCTTTTTTTATTTCAGGCTCCCGGAACCCCCATCACAGGTCTTGTCGTAATTCATTCGGAAAGCCAGATCCTAAACCCCACAACACCCGCATTCCAGCGAGGTGAGAGATATGTCTCGTATGAGCAAACTTGTCACCGGAGTCGCCCTCGGCACCTCAGGAGGAACAATCCTGAACGGCGTCCTCACAAAACTGAGCCCTGACGAATGGAGCGCTATCGGCGTGCTGGCTGGTATTGCCGGGATAATCGTTACTGGACTCATTAACTGGTATTTCAAACGCAAAGTCGCCAATGCGCAGGTAAAGGCGCTTGAGAAGTACGGTCCAGCAGTCAAAGTCGGAGATGATTAAATGCCCATGACCAGTAGCCTGCGCAACAAACTCATCGCCGCTGCTGGTGGCGGTGCAATGCTGATCGCCTCTCTGTTTCTCGGTGGGCAGGATGGTGTGGAAGGACGGAAGTACGAAGCTTATAAAGACGTCGCCGGGGTATGGACTGTCTGCGATGGCCATACTGGCCGGGATATCGTGAAAGGGAAGAAGTATACCGACCGCGAATGTGATCAGTTACTGTGGAAAGACCTCCAGCCAGCAAAGCGAACGGTAGACAATCTGGTCAAGGTGCCACTGGGTGAATATCAACGCGCCGCCCTCTACAGCTTTGTCTTTAACGTTGGTTCGGACGCGTTCTCAAAGTCTATGCTGCTGCGCAAGCTGAACAAAGGTGATCACGATGGAGCGTGCGAAGAGATGCGGCGATGGGTTTACGCTGGAGGTATGAAGTGGAAAGGCCTCCAGAACCGTCGAGAGATGGAGCGATCCATGTGCCTGGCGGAGAACAGCAATGACTTTTGACTGGAAGCCTTTGCTTTTGCTGGTTGCGTTGATGGTATTCGGTGGGCTTGCGTTCTGGTTCTTCGGCAAAGCTGAAGATGAGCGTCAGCGCGCCGACACTGCCGAACATAACCTTAAGCTTGCGAAAGATATGATAAGCGATCTGCAAAAGCGCCAGCGTGACGTGGCAACTCTTGATGCGAAATACACGAAGGAACTGGCAAATGCCCGGGAAAATATTGATCAGCTTAAACACGATGTTGCTACTGGTAAGCGCCGGTTGCAGCTCAACGCCAACTGTGCCACAGACGGAGCGCCCTCAACCAGCGGCCTGGGCGATGCTTCCGGCCCCCGACTTACAAACTCCGCTGAGCGGGATTATTTCACCCTTAGAGAGCGGATCGACACCGTAACAAAGCAGGTGGGTTACCTCCAGGAATACATCGTTTCGCAATGCCTGAAGTAATCAATTGAGACTGTATTCTTACCCTACACATAAAAGAAAGCCCTTATGAGCAGGAAATCCGGGCTGCTTATAAGGGCATGCAAATGCATATCGTTACCCTTTCACCATAATTGCGCTGTCAGATGATCGGTATGGGAACAGTCTTAGAAACGAAGCCGCTTAACCTTCTGACAGATAAGTGGTTACACCCATTAGTGCAATTGGATATACGCTCGGTTAATACCAGAAAGGATGAAATGTAGTCTGGATGAGATAGTGAGGGGGAGATAAGGTGCTAGAAACAAAAAAGCCCCGGTGCGGGGCAACTTTGAGTCAAACTATTTTTCTTCTTATGTGCTTCTAGCTTTGATAGCGCGGGGACAATAGCACTTTCGTTAGAAATTGCTATTTATTTACAACTTTAGCGAAACATATACCCATAAAGCTGTCTTGCGCCTCGCTATCAAGGTATCCCCGGCCGCAGAAAAGGGTATCAGTATATCAATCTGAGAATAAAAAAAATGCCCTCCTCTTGAGGGCAAACGAGTCATACGTACTGTTCGTTCTTGTGATTTAACTGCACACGTGGTGTCAGTGCTATCTACTTCTGGAGATCCCTCTGGTGTTGTGGGGGCCTGCCTTTCACTTCTTTAAAGGCTGGCAAATAAGCCTATAACAACAAGCGCAAACTCTTGGCTTTAAGATTAGTCTCAGGTGCAGTCATCCGAATCTTGAATTGCCATAACAAACTAAGCCGCCGGAAAGAGCTGGTAGCTTTTCTAGTGTCATGACCATGGATAGTCCCATCATAATGGCTAAGTAAGAGGCAGGCTTGGTATAACGCGTTACTTTGAAGTGAATGCCGGGCAGCTGACACCACCCGGCCTGTGCTTACTACTGCAGTTCCTTTTCTTTTAGCTGTTCAACGTAAAAGTCATAACGTTTAAGGAACCACAGCCGGCAGTCTTCATCCATGTTGCCGGTAATTGCATCCGTGCAGAGGTGTCGGCCTTGCAAGCGCATCCGGGCAAAGCTACTGGCAAGAAAATCTAAATCCCGGGAAGACACGACACCCTTCTCACTTACTAACTGCATACATTCCTCCTCTGTTAGACCAACAAAAAGAAAAATGCGTCTGTTACAAGTATGGCTCAAAAAATCGTAAGCGCGCTCATTCAGGCCGCAACAGAGGCCTGAAATCGTAACAAAGCAACTAACTGACCTGCTGGCATATGTGCGTTAACGTACCTGAATCAAACCTCATCCCTGAGGCTCTGGCACAGTCTCTCCACTGGGCTTTAAGCATAGAGAATTCTCCAAGCCTCGCTTCTTGCCGGGCTTTTTTATCGCCATGACCATGGGCAGTCCCATGGTCATGGCTTTAGCAGTTATATCGAAACTACGCCCTGCAGGGGGGTAAAAGGAATAACACATGAGTAAACCGGACTGGGGCGTGCTTCAGCAACGGTTCCTGTCCGATCATGCCGAAACTGGCGTATCAGCGAAGGAGTGGTGTGAAGCGCAGGGACTGTACTACGCGACCGCACGTCGATATCTCAAAAGACCAACTGCGCAAAATGCGCAAACACCTGCGCAGAAGAAGTTGCGCATTGCGCAGACAGAAAAGTGCGCAGAAGAGCTGGTGGACGCCAAATTGAGTCCAAAGGTAAAACGCTTTATTGCTGAATACCTCAAGGACCAGAATGCCACAGCTGCAGCTGAACGAGCTGGCTACAGTGACCCCAACTATGGCCGCCAACTACTGGCGAATCCTAACGTTGCGCAGGCTATTGCGCAGCAGCAGAAAGCCTCCATAGAGCGCACTCTCGGCAGCGCCGATGAAGTCCTCGCGCAGATGTGGCAACTCGCTACCTTCGATGCAAACCAGCTTTCGCAATATCGTCGCGGCGCCTGCCGCTATTGCTGGGGCTTCGGTCATCACTATCAATGGCGCGACGCTGTTGAGTTTGACGAGGCTATCGCGAAGGTTGAAGGCAACGAACGTGCAAAACTCCCGGAAGACCCTGGCGGTTATGGCTATGACCACAATCGCGAGCCTAACCCTTACTGCCCACGCTGCAATGGCGACGGAATAGGGCAGCCATACTTCGCCGATACCCGAAAGCTCCCCCCTGATGCAGCCCTGGCTTACTCCGGTGTGAAGCTTGGGAAGAATGGCGTTGAGATAACGGCCATAAGCCGTGAGCGTATGTATGAAGCTGTGATGAAGCGCCTTGGACTTGCTGATAGCGAGTTTGCGCAGCGGATTCAGCAAATTGAAATCGAGCGCCGGCAGCTGGAGGTGGAGAAGCTCCGGAAAGAGCTGGCGGCCGATCCTGATGATGATGTCCCGGCACCAGTTGCAATCAACATTAACGTGGTAGACGCGAGGCTTCGTGATGATAGCGCCGACGCTTAATGTTCCCCAGGCGCGTTTCCTCGCTATGCCGCATAAGTTTAAGGCCTATGTCGCCGGGTTCGGTTCTGGAAAGACGTGGGTTGGCTGCGGCGGCATCTGCAAGGGAATGTGGGAGTTTCCCAAAATAAACCAGGGCTACTTCGCGCCGACCTATCCGCAGATCCGTGACATTTTCTATCCGACGGTCGAAGAAGTGGCTTTCGACTGGGGGATGAACGTCAAAATCAATGAGGGGAACAAAGAGGTTCACTTCTACGCCGGAAGCCAGTATCGAGGCACTACGATTTGCCGCTCGATGGAGAAACCTGGCTCTATTGTCGGCTTTAAAATCGGCAACGCGATGGTTGACGAGCTGGATGTTATGGCTGCCGCTAAAGCGCAGCAGGCATGGCGAAAAATCATCGCCCGTATGCGTTATAAGGTGGACGGCCTGCGCAATGGCATCGATGTCACTACCACGCCGGAAGGTTTCAAGTTCGTCTATCAGCAGTTTGTTAAAGCCGTACGGGATAAGCCTGAACTGGCGACGCTGTACGGGCTGATTCAGGCCTCGACATTCGATAATGAAGCGAACCTTCCCCACGATTACATCCCTTCGCTGATGGACTCCTATCCGCCAGAGCTGATTAAGGCGTACTTGCGTGGGCGGTTTACCAACCTGACCAGCGGCACCATCTATCACCAGTTCGATCGCCGGCTTAATGGCTGCACCGACGAGGAGCAGGCAGGCGAGCCGCTGTATATCGGCATGGATTTCAACGTTGGCAAGATGGCGGCCATTGTGCATGTACTCCGGGACGGGGAGCCACGGGCTGTTCGTGAGCTGGTGAAGGTCTACGATACCCCGGCGATGATAAAGCGTATTCAGGAGGAGTTCTGGCGCTATGAGGGCGGGCGTTACGTCGCCTCGCGTCAGATTTATATTTACCCCGACGCCTCCGGTGATTCGCGCAAATCGAACAATGCCAGCGCCACGGATATCGCGCAGCTCAAGCAGGCCGGATTCAGTGTGGTGGTGAATGCTGCCAACCCGCCGGTGAAGGATCGCATTAACTCCATGAATGCCATGTTCTGCAACGGTAACGGCGAGCGCCGCTACAAAGTTAACGTGACCCGCTGCCCGGTATACACCGACAGCCTTGAACAACAAGTGTGGGCGACGAACGGTGAGCCGGATAAATCAGCTGATAACGACCACCCCAATGATGCTGGTGGATATTACATCGTGAAGCAATTCCCGATCATCAAACCAACTGGCAAAGTCACTAACCTACGGATCTAACTCCATGCCTGATATTTCAACACCCAATCTGGACTATGGGAACATGGTGCAGGCGTGGGACATCAACGATGCTCTGATGGGCGGAACGCTGTATATGCGCCAGCTAGGTGAGGCTTATCTGCCGCGCTGGCCGAAAGAAGACAAAGAGGACTACAAAAAGCGCCTGGCTGTGGCTACGCTGTTGCCGGCATATGAGGAGACCATCAACCAGAACGTCGGACGAGTGTTCGCTGAGCCGATCCAATTGGGCGAGAACGTCCCGGATGCGCTGCGCGAATTTGCGAGGAACGTGGATCTTGAAGGTAGTCGCCTCGATGTCTGGGCGCAGGCGTTCTTCAGCCTGGCGATGCAGTACGGTCTGTCCCATGCGCTGGTGGACTACCCCCGGGTTGATGCCGAGCAGGTGAAGACCAAGGCTGATGAAAAGGCCACCGGAGCGCGTCCCTACGTAACGATGCTGAATCCCCGCCAGGTGATCGGCTGGAAGTCGAAGATGACCGGCGGCAAGGTTGCGCTCACCGAGTTACGCATCAAAGAGGTTGTGGTCGAAGACGGTGACGACTTCGGTCAGACGAAAGTCGAACAAATTCGCTACCTGACACCCGGGAAAGTGCAGATTTACCGCAAGGCCACTGGCGATAACGCCATAGTGAATTGGACGCTGCACGATGAATGGACAACATCGCGGCAGGACATCACCCTGGTCACGCTCTACACCAAGCGCACCGGTTTTATGTGCGGCTCACCGCCGCTGCTTAACATGGCACTGCTGAACGTCAAGCACTGGCAGAGCCAGAGTGAACAGGACAACATCCTGCACGTTGCGCGCGTACCAATACTGACTGTGTTCGGGCTGGAAGAGGGGCAGGAGCTGGTTATTGGCTCTTCTTCTGCGGCAAGCTTTAACGATCGTCAGAAACAAGGGCTCGAATACGTCGAGCACACAGGCTCCTCTATCGGCGCTGGTAAAGAGTCGCTGGCTGAGCTGGTGGAGCAGATGCGCCAGGCGGGCGCGAAACTGCTGCGCACCGATAACACCTCGACCAAGTCTGTTGACCAGACATCGGAAGAGAAGATGCAGGAGCAGTCGCCGCTATACACCATGGCAACCAGCCTGGAAGATGCGATCGACAACATCCTGCAAATCATGGCTGAGTACATTGGCGAGAAAGATGGCGGCAGCGTCGATGTACGCACTGAACTGGATGTTGAGTCGAAAGAGTTCAACCCTCCGGCGGCGCTGGCTATTCAATCGTTGCGCCAGGGGGGTGATCTCCGCCGTATTGACGCGATTAAGACGCTGCAGAAGCTCAACCTGATTGACGCTGACGCAGATCCCGATGTGGTGCTGAGCGAGTTACTGGCCGAGTCGGCCTCGTTGACCGAAACGTCACCGGGCGAGGTGTGAGATGGCCCGCTCCGTCAACGATCGCCTTCAGGACGAGACGATAGCGCACGGCCTGTATGTGAACCGCTACGGTACGGGCGTCGCCCGGCGCATGGTGGCGCTGCTGAGCAAGATGGATAATGACCTGGCGGCCAGACTGATGGTGCTGCTGGATGGCAAGCGTGCCGATACCTACAGCGCCCGCCGCCTGGCTTCTCTGCTGGCTGGCGTACGCGACCTGAATCAACAGGCCTACGAACCGGTCAATGATGCGCTGGCGCGGGAGCTGACCCGCTACGTTGAGTATGAGGCCGGGTATCAGCTGGACCTGTTCAACAGCATCATTCCGAAGCAGATCCTTAAGCATGTGCCGCTGCAGAGTATCGCCCCTGAGCAGGTTTACGCCGCAGCAGTGGCGCAGCCTTTCCAGGGGCGCTTGCTGAAAGAGTGGGGCCAGAAACTTGAAGCCGACCGGCTGGACAAAATCACTAACACTGTGCGCTCCGGGTTCCTCCAGGGCGAAACGGTAGAGCAGATTGTCCGGCGTGTTACCGGCACACCGAAACTCAATCGTGAAGACGGGGTGATCAACGCATCCCGGCGCGACTTGGCTGTGGTGGCCCGCACGGCGGTGAATCACATGGCCGCCACGGCGCGCCAGCAGTTCGCCCAAGCCAACAGCGATTTAGTGAAGGCCAAACAGTGGTCCTCCACGCTGGATACCCATACTAGTAAGGAGTGCATTATTCGTGACCGCAAATTATACTCGCTTGACGGTAAGCCTTTGGGACATCAGGTGCCATATCTGCGCGGCCCCGGCAAAATCCACTTCTGCTGTCGCTCCTGCGAAATCCTACTCACTAAATCGTGGGAAGAGCTGCAGATAGCCACAGGGGATCTGAGCAGTGCCACGCGCGCTTCGATGGACGGGCAGGTGCCAGCGCATACCAGCTATGCCGAATGGCTTTCCCGGCAACCGTACGCACGGCAAGAGCAGGCTCTGGGCGTTACCCGAGCGCAGATGCTGCGTGACGGTAAAATAACGGTGCCTGAGATGTTCAACGATGCCGGGGAGTTCCTGACCCTGGACGAGCTTCAACGCGCAGATGCGCTGGTGTTAAAAGGATAATTTATGCGTAACGAAGATTTACACCACGTTGGAGACGGGCGCGGTAAGCGAAAGGTGTTTGTGAACGGTAACGAAATCAAACGCTTTGTTTGGGCAGATGTTAGGCGAGGCATCTTATGTTTTCACCCATATCCATTGCGTATTCACAAGCGAAAACGGGATGAGGTTTATACACGTTTGCTTCGTGGCGTGATAACCATCCAATACATTTAACAAGCTGCCTCCGGGCAGCTTTTTTATGCTTTCCATCTTTAACAGGCTGCCCCCGGGCGGCCTTTTTTTATGCCTGCCGCTGAGCGGATGCGACGCGGTGACCGGGTCGGATGACCCATTACCAATGGCCGGAAGGCTGGAGCAAAACAATGAAACTCAAACTTGATGCCAACGGCAATGTGGTCGTTGAAAACGGTATGCCTGTGTATGTCCATGATGACGGCAAAGAGATCCCGTTCGATGCGGCCGCAGCGATGACCAAAATCACATCTCTGAACGGTGAAGCCAAAACTCACCGTGAGGCGAAGGAGCAGGCGGAAGCCAGTCTCGCGAAATTCGCTGGCATCAGCGACCCGACCAAGGCGCTCGAAGCCCTGGAGATGATGACCAAAATCGACCAGAAGAAACTGATCGACGCTGGTGCCGTTGACCAGGTTAAGGCTGAGATCACCAAGGTTTACCAGCAGCAACTGGACGAAGCGAACGGCAAAACCAAGCAGCTGGAAACCCAGCTCTACGACGAGATGATCGGCGGCCGCTTCGGTGGTTCGAAATTCATCTCCGAGAAGATGGCGATCCCGGCTGAGTTCGTGCGTTCCCACTTTGGGCAGAACTTCAAAATCGAAGATGGCAAGGTCGTGGCTTACGACGGGCAGGGCAATAAGGTGTTCTCCCGAACCAAACCCGGTGAACTCGCTGGCTTTGACGAAGCGCTGGAATCATTGGTCGAGTTGCATCCGCAGAAAGACTACATCCTCAAAGCGTCCGGCAACAGCGGCGGTGGCTCCCACCAGTCGCAGCATCAGGCCGGGCAAAAAACCATGAAACGCGGTGCGTTTGATTCCCTGGATAACGCTGGCAAACAGGCAGCGCTGAAAGACGGCGTCAGCATCGTCGATTAAATCTAAAGGAGCCATAAATGGCAGGCAATACTCTTACTGGTCTGATCCCGACCATCTATACCGCGCTGGACGTAGTGTCCCGAGAGCAAACTGGTTTCATTCCTGCTGTAGCGCGTGACGCGAAAGCGGATGCTGCTGCAAAAGACCAGACCGTGCGTGCGCCAGTCGCACCCGCGGCCACCACTGAAGACATTGTCCCAGGGCCGTCAGCGCCTAATACCGGTGACCAGAATATCGGTGGTGTGGACGTCAAAATCACCAAATCCAAAATGGCCCCGGTGAAATGGAATGGCGAAGAGCAACTGGCGCTCGGCCCGGCCGGAACCTACAACACCATTCTGGCCGATCAGTTCAAACAGGCGTTCCGCGCCCTGGCGAATGAAGTGGATGCCGATCTCGCTGCACTGTTCCTCAACTCCTCCCGCGCGGTTGGCGCGCCGAAGGATACTCCGTTCAGTATCAAAGATGATCTGACCGATGCGGCGCTGGCCCGCCAGATTCTGACCGATAACGGCGCACCAACTACGGATATGCGCATGGTGCTGGGCGGCGAAGCGATGGCTTCTATTCGCGGCAAGCAGTCCGTACTGTTCAAGGCGAACGAAGCTGGTACCGACCAGCTGCTGCGCGAAGGTGTTATCGGTCGGATCATGGGCTTTAACCTCCACGAGTCCTTCAGCATTAAGCGCACCGCGAAAAGTTCTGCGGCTGGCTATAAGGTTAACGGCGCCAAGAAAGAGGGCGACATCATTGTTGCTATCTCTGCTGGCACAGGCGGTATTGCTGCTGGCACGGCAGTGAAATTCGATGGCGATGACAACCAGTATCTGGTCGTGGCGGCCACTTCTTCCAGCATCACCATCAGCTCGCCGGGCCTTCGTCAGGATCTCGCAGACCAGGCCGATGTCACCGTGCTGAGCGAATTCACGCCAAACATGGCGTTTGACCGCGGGGCATTCCTGCTGGCCAGCCGTACCCCGGCGATGCCGGAAGGTGGCGATACTGCTGATGACGTCATGAACGTGACCGATCCGGCTTCCGGCATTACGTTCCAAGTGGCGCTGTACCGTCAGTACCGTCAGGTGCGTTACGAAGTCGGTCTGGCATGGGGTGTGGCTGCTGTGGCACCGCGCCATTCCGCGATCATCATGGGTTAACCAATGGGGCCTCGGCCCCTTTGTTATTCAGGAGGCCCAATGGCCGGATTAACTAAAGAGCAGCGCGCGCAGCGTGAGGCTGAAAAGCTTGCGGCGCAGAACGATGTTGAACATGCACCTATCCAGCAGGACCAGCAGCAGGACCAGCCTGGCATTGAGCTGGTGGCTATGGTGCGTGACGTGCCAGAGTTTCCCGGCGGCCCGCTGAGCGCTAATGTTCACCCTGCCGAAGTGGATAACTGGCTGGCGCTGGACTGGCGTCTGGAGGAATGACCATGCTGGTTGCCGACCCCAAATCGCCTGACTTCAACAGCTACGCCAACGTTGTCGACCTGCGCGCGTTTGCGGCGGGGCGCGGCTACACCGTTCCTGCCGATGACGGAGAGTGCGGCCAGATGCTGATGCAGGCCATGGACTATCTGGAAGGGAAGAGCTGGCGGGGCCAGCGCACCACCGCTTCACAGCCACTGTCGTGGCCACGCTCGGGCGTACGCTTTGATGGCGTTTACCTGCCGGATGACACCATCCCGCAGCGCCTGGTTGACGCGCAATGCCGCCTGGCTATCGAGTCGCAGGAGATTGACCTAACGCCTTCGGTTGCTGGTGGCGGGGCGGTGATTATGGAGCGTGTCGAGGGTGCGGTAACCGTTCAGTATGAGCCGGGCACGAATAAGGCCGCGCCGTCATTCCCGTGGTTCTATTCATCGCTGCGCGGGCTGGTGGTGGGCGGCAATCAGATCCGTATCGAAAGAGGGTGATATGCCAATCGACTATCGACGCATGCGCGCGACGGCGACCCGGCTGCTAACCGAGAACGGGAAGGCCTACCAGCTTACCCGCGGCGGCGGAACTATCCGCGATCAGTTCGGGAAAGAGGTCACCACCCCGGCAATTACCGCGACTGTTACTGGCGTTATCACTGAGTACTCCTCCCGCGAAATCGACGGCTCCCTGATCGCCACTGGTGATAAAAAGTTGGCGGCCACGTTCGAAACGGAAGTGCGCATTGATGACCGCATCGAAATCGACGGCAAGAAATGGCGCGTGGTGCAGCCGAATCCGGTTAAGCCTGCCGATGTGCTGATTTCCTATAACATCCAGCTGAGGGCGTAAAGATGGCCGGAACTGTTAATCAGCCGTTTCTGGCTGCCATTCAGTTGTTCGTGGATAGCTCCAAGCAGGAGATGGACGAGGTGGTTCGCCGGACGGGTATTAAAATTCTCGGGCGCCTGGTCGAAATGTCCCCGGTAGGCCAACCGGATATCTGGCAGGTCAACCAGACTGCGACGGCGTACAACACTGCAGTGCGGGAGCATAACGCGACCCTGCGTGATGATCCTGCCAACATGACCAAATCAGGACGGCTTAAGCGCGGCCTGCGCGTCAATGACTCAATGGACATCAAAAAGCCTGATGGCTATGTCGGTGGGCGGTTCAAAAACAACTGGTATGTGGGCTTTGATAGCCAGCCGACCCAATCCAACGATACACCAGACGCTTCCGGTCAGGGTTCCAACTCTCGCGGGATGGCGGTGCTGGAGGTGTTCAGGGTAGGGCAGGTCAGCTCGATTTACTTTACCAATAACCTGCCTTACGCCCGACCCCTGGAAGAGGGCCACTCCGGCCAGGCTCCGGGTGGGATGGTGCGAGTTACTGCGCTGGACGCCGCGCAGCTGTTCCGCGAGGCAATGAGCGAGGTGCGCAATGGCCGGTGACCAGTCAATAAGGATCGCTGACCTGCTGGAAGGTCGTATCGCGGTTATCTGCTCCTCGCTCGGGCTGCCAGTGGCCTGGCCGAACCTCGCGTTTACTCCCCCTGACGATTCGCCGTACGGACGTGTTTATGTTCTGCCGGCGCAAACCGTGGGGCAGGATTTGGAAGGCCAGCTGCGTACGTACCAGGGCATTCTCCAGCTCAATATCATCGCTCCTGCCGGCAGCGGAGTGACCCTGGCCCGAGGGCTGGCAAAGTCTGTTGCCGATGCCTTCCCCGAAGGCCTGCCGCTGGTGAATGGTGACCTGACTGTATACATCAACGGCCCGCCGCAGGTGCGCACGCCGATACAGGATCGCCCAACGTCAGCACCCAACGGCAGTAGCGGCTCCATAACCTACACCACCCCCATCAGCATGCAGTATCGCGCTGATTACTGACCCGCCGCCTGGCCGGTTTTTTATTACCTCAATTCAGGAGAATGCAATGGCATTCGCAATCCCTAACGGGTCACGTGTGAACGTGGCCAAGGCCTATCTTGCGCCGATTGTCTTCACTGCAGCCTCGAACGCGACGGAATGCGAACTGACCGTTGCCCCTGCTGCAGGGCTCCTCGCGGGTGATGTCGTCCAGGTCAGTTCTGGCTGGCTGAAGCTCGATAACATGGTGCTGCGCGTTAAATCGGTGACCGGCACCAAAATCGTACTGGAAGCCTTCGATACCACCGACACCAAGAAATTCCCGGCGGGCACCGGCGCGGGGACTCTGCGCAAAGTCGACTCGTGGATCACCATGCCGCAGGTTATGACGCTGTCCACTGAGGGTGGCGACCAGCAGACTACCTCCATCCAGTTCCTGGAGGATGATAAGGCCCGTACCATTCCGACGTTCAAAAACGCGGTGATTCAGGTCTATACCTTTGCTCACGACCCGTTGCTGGCGATCTACAAACGTCTGATTGACCTGGATGACTCCAGTGATACCACAGCGGTCTGGTTCCACAACCCGCGCGGCAAAGCGGATCGTTACTATTCCGCCAAGGTATCCTTCCAGCGTGTGCCGCGTACCGAAATCAACGCCGTGGAAAGCAACGAAGCGCGCATGAACTTCGAATCGGATATGCAGATTTACCCGATCGCTGATTCCTCGGCTGTGCCGCTGGCGTTCCTGACTGACTTGCCGGCCACCAAAGCCCTTGCAGTTGGCGCTGCGCTGGACCTGGCTGTGGTTATGCAGGGCGGCTCTGCGCCGTACACCTATGTGTGGAAGAAAGGCGGCACGGCTATTCCGGGCAAAACCGCTTCGACGTTCAACATCGCATCGGTCGCATCCGGTGATGCTGGTTCATACACCTGCGAAGTTACCGACGCCGCCGGCAAGACACTTACCTCTGCTGCGTGCACCGTCACTGTCAGCTAACCATTCATGCCCGGTTCGCCGGGCTATTCTGAGATGAATCAATGACCCAATTCTCCCTGATCCCGAGCCCAACGTTTCCCGCTACCGCCAGCATCCCACAAGCCGGGAAAGAAGACGGCAAACTGACCTTCACCTTCCGCCATAAAACGCTTGAAGAACTGCGTGCTCTGGACGAGCAACTGCAAAAAAAGGCCGATGGCAAAAAAGCCCCTATCGCGCCGCAGGCCGACTATCTGATGGAAATCGTCGAAGGCTGGGCGCTGCCGGACGAGTTCACCCGCGATAACGTGATCGTCCTCCTGCGGAACTATCCGCGCGCGTTCGACAGCATCGGCCTGGCCTACACCAAAGAGCTGATGGGCATCCGCGAAAAAAACTGAGGCAGGTCGCCGCAGCGATGTATACGCCGGGACCGACACTCGCGGAGTTAGCCGCTTTTGGTTTAACGCCTGAGGACGTGGAGGAAGAGGTGGGGATCCTGCCATCCATATGGGAGGCCTTTACCGTCTTCTCCACGCTGGCGACCCAATGGCGCGTCGGCGCGAGCGGTGCGACCGGACTTGATTACAACGTTCTCCCCTGGGTATTTCAGTTGCACGGGGTTGAGGATGCGGCGGCCTGCATGGCTGATATTCGAATCATGGAAAGCGAGGCTCTCAAAGTGATGCATAAGGAGACGGCCTGATGAATGACCAAATCGCCTCGATCACATTGCGTGCTGACGTATCCGATCTGAAAACGGCCAGCAATGAACTGGATAAACTCGGTGAAGCCGCGGCGGGCGCCGTAGGTAAAGCCGATGACCTTAACAGCGTATTCCGCGCAGGCGCTGAGTCTGCGAAGCAGGGCAGCGAAGGTCTCAAAGAGCAACAGACTGCGCTCAAAGGCCTGCTGGAGAATATCGACCCGGTCACCAAGGCGCTGAATCGCCTGGACGAACAGCAGGCTGCCCTGCGTAACTTCCAGACCAGGGGCTTTCTGGATACCGATACATTCCAGGCCTATAACAAGATTCTGGATGACACCCGGCTGAAGCTGACCGACACCGGCGAGGCAGCAGCGAGGGCCCAGGTCGAGCTGGCCGCCACCCAGGCTGCTGAGAAGCAATCTGCCGCACTAAAGAACCTGCTGGGGTCCATCGACCCGACGATCCGCGCGTTCAATTCCCTGGATGAGCAGCACGCGCAGCTGGTGGCGCACTTCGAGTCAGGGCGCATCAACAGCGCGCAATTCGAGCACTTCAACACCATCCTCAACCAGACGCGTGAACGGCTCTCTGGCGTGGCTGACGTACTGCCTGAGGCATTATCGCGGCAGGAAGCGGCTGCGCGCCGTGCCGGCATATCGGTGGGCCAGTACAGCGCGGCAATGCGTACGCTACCGGCACAGTTCACCGACATCGCCACGCAGCTTGCTGGTGGGCAGTCTCCGTTCCTGATCCTGCTCCAGCAGGGCGGGCAGATTAAAGACCAGTTTGGCGGAGTCAAGGGGGCACTCACTGGGGTTGGTGACTACCTCCGCACAATGATTAGCTTCGTTAACCCACTGACCGTTGGGATCGCTTCACTGGTCGTGGGGGCCGGGGCGATGGTGACAGCGTGGTACCAGGGCAGCCAGGAAGCGAGTGAATTTAATCGGCAGTTACTGCTGACCGGGAACTACACCGGAAAAACATCCGCCGACCTTGCCAATATGGCCCAGCGCATTGGTGGGAGCACCGGTAAAATATCTGCTGCGGCGCAGGCCCTTGCTGCCGCGCTGGGCACCGGTGCATTTAAGGGCAATGCCCTTGAATCAGTAGCAGCCTCAGCCGTGGCAATGCAGCGCGCTAGCGGGCAGGCTATCGATAAAACTATCGCTGATTTCAAGCGACTTGCTGATGACCCAGTCAAAGCTTCAATCGCCCTGAATGAGCAATATCACTATCTGAACGCAACCATTTACGATCAGATTGTTGCTCTCCAAAAGCAGGGGGATGCAACCGGGGCGGCGAAACTGGCTATCGATACTTACGCCAGCACCATGAAGAGTCGCACGACCCAGATTAAGGAAAATTTGGGGGATATCGAGCGACTGTGGAAAGCGATTAAGGATTCAGCTGCATCAGCTTGGGATCAGATGCTCAACGTGGGGCGCCAGGTCACGCCTGAGGATACGCTGAAGGGGCTTAGAGAGCGACTTAAGGCGCAGCAAGAGACGCTAACCACGTTACAGAATAGCGCTGCAGCAAGCCCCGATTACGGGTTTGGGCGTCAAAGCAGCAACTTTCAGGATGCCGCTGCCGCTCAGCGCCGCAAGGATCAGGAAGTGCTGGTAGCTTCGACCAGGTCGCAAATCAGCGCCTTAGAGAAAACCCTGGCCCTGGAGAGCGATATTTCCGCTGCCAAAGGCAAGGCTGCTGAGGATAATCAACGTGACCTTGAGGCGTCGCAGCGTCGCAATGCGAACCTTGAGCAGTATGAAACCAACGCCATGAAGCGGGCTGCGGAACTTAAAAAGCTCGCGGCAGATAGATCACGGTACTCTGAGGCTGAGTATCAGATGGTGAAGGCTGGCATTGAGAAGCGCTACGCTGACGCCAAAACCCCTAAAACTCCGGCGACTAAGATTGATACCGGCACGCGCAGTCTCGATAGTACAAATGCTGAAACCCTTTCATTACAGGCTCAGCTGAAAACGCTGCAAGACCATCGCGACCTGAACGACGTGATCAGCCAGCAGCGCAAGCAGCAATGGGAACTGGTGTCGAAATTCAGCATCTTGGAAGAGGCATCAAAGACTCGAGCGTTATCCAATGATGAACAATCCCTACTGTCTACCAAAGACCGCGCGCTGGCTCAGGCCGAAGTAAACGCTGGTCTTGGTGATCAGATCATGATTCAGGAGCGGCTGAACCGCTTGCAGGATAGCTCTCAGAAGTACGTTACCCAAATGGCCGAGAAAACGGCGGCTCTTAGGGATAGCGCTGGGTTAAGTGGCAGGCAAGCGCAGCGTCTGCGGGAAGAGGCGCAGATCCGTCAGGGGTGGCTGAATGGCGGTGGTAAGCTCGAAGATGCTGGTTACGAGAAGGAGTTAGCGGCGCTTCGGAAATATTATGCTGAAGAAGATAAGCTGCGCGGCGACTGGAAATCAGGCGCAATCAGCGGATGGAGTGAGTATCTGGACGCGGCTACCAATACTTACGACGCCGTTAAGAACGTAGCCAGTTCAACGCTGACTGGATTGTCTGACATGCTGACAGATCTCATGATGACAGGGAAAGCCTCCATCAAAGAGTTTGGCAAATCGATGCTCAAGATGATACTGGATGTGACAAACCGCCTGATGGTGGCCTATGCGGTTCAGGCTGCTATGGGATGGATAAGCGGCGGCGCTGGTGGTGGTTCAACCCCAGGCGGGGCTTATGCCAATGCCGCCTCTGGTGTCACGTTCAACGCAAAAGGCGGCGTGTATGAGTCTTCAGGCCTCAGTAAGTATGTGAATGGCGTTTACGACTCTCCTCAGTACTTTACGTTCCAGGGGGCGTCGAAGTTTGCTAAAGGCGGCGTCTTCGCTGAGGCTGGTGCTGAGGCAATCATGCCGCTGACGCGTGATTCCGCCGGGCGGCTCGGTGTCAGGGCGCAAGGTGGAGGTGGTTCGCAGCCACAGGTCAATATAGACATCTATGTGGACAATAAGGGCAATGCGTCATCAACCACGTCCGGTGATGGGAGTGCTGCCGCCAGGGCCTTAGGAAAGGAAATTGAAGCCAAGGTGACTGAGATCCTGGCGAGAGCTGCCCGAAGCGATGGGTTGCTCGGCAGGCAATTCCAGTCAAAGTAATAGCCTGACTCTGCTCCTGAGGCAGTAATATCACCCGTAACTGGTTACAGCAACGCATCCCCTGGTTATCATGAGCTAAACCATGTTAATCAAGGGGATGATAGTGAAAAGGGCTTTATTGGTTTTAGCTTTTGTCGGTCTAACTGGTTGCGACAATCCACCTGCGAAAAAAAATACTTCCGCAACTGATTCGAAGCCAACCATTTCAGAAATGATAGCGAGCGGGACTGAGGAAAAAACATCACAATGCACCAAAGGAAATGTGTCTTTAAATTGTGAGTTTCTTTCTGGAGATCTGCTTGGCACTGGTAAGTGGCATTATGCAAAAGTATTCATTTCAAAAGACGGAAAGGTTGATGTGACTGTTGATGAGGAGAGGTTCTTTTCTGTCGGCACTGATAGTTATTTTCATGAAGGTGTGGATGTTGGATCATTCAAATTCAAAGGTCTTAAAGACTCCAGGGCTGAGGTAAGGATCAGTAATTCCAACTCAGTTTCAACCATCAGTCTCGATGTATGGAATGCTGCAGATAAGCAGTTCATGATGGCAAATTATTAACCGCGACACCCACCAGCCACCCTACCGAACTCGAGCCTCGCTAACGCGGGGCTTTTTTGCTATGTAGCCGCGTTAGATATTAGCCTCGCCTTGCCTATACAGTACCTGCACAGTGATTGCGTAAGCGCTACCCGTCGCGTAAACTTTTCGACAACATAAGTAAATGGGTAAGACTATGGCTGCAGGCGTACCGCAAGAGAAGGCCACTCAATTCATTGAACTCTACGGCAATATGCTTTTAGAGGGCATTGCTATAGATGAATTCTCATATAAGCGTGGAGTGCGTGAACTTGAGCGCCAAAATACTAGTACCTCTGTCTCCGCTCTTGGCTTTCTGCATGGCCTATATGGTGATGTAGAGCGGGCTATAGCCGTATTTCAAGCTGCTGATCCGCTGCGTGATGTTACCGTTGCTACTAATTTCTGTTTTATGTTACGGCATACAGGCTGCGTAAATCAGCTTCACCACTATGTGTTCGAACTTGCTGATGCGCACCAGACAAAGGTATTGACAGTTGGTGCCTACTCTATGGCCTATCGTTTTGGGGATAGGGCCAAGCTTGAGCACTACTTTGATATGCATGTTAAGTTACTTTCGGAAGATGAAAACAGGTCTGAAGCAATAATTCACAAGCAGGAATTATTGTCCGAACTAGATAGAACTTTCTCTTTGAGTGGATGCTCCCGAGACCAGTTTGAGTTACTTGCTAAAGTAATCTGGACATTAACAGAGAAGCATCGCTTGACATCCGGAACCGTTGAGTTAAGCAGCGGAGTCAGTACTTGTTATGTGGTTGATATACCTAACAAAAATCCAGAATTTATAGCCAAGCTTAACTGGGAGTTGGCAGAAGCAATATGTAGCCAAAGTGCTTTGGATGATTGCGATATAGTGGCGCGGTTCTCTCCGTCTCGTCAGCTTCATGTTGGGGTAAGCTATGGCAATAATTAGTGATGATTTGCTGGGTTGTGCTGACTCGTTAATAGAATTGGGAAATGAGACTGGTTTTCGCAGCTGCATTTCTCGTGCTTATTATGCCAGTTATCACCACGCTTTGGAGTCACTCCACTCGGCTCCGGCTTTCGCTTCAAATCACCACAGCAATCTGATTGGTTATATGAGTAACAAGGCAGAAAATAAGCTTGAGCCATATGATTCAACTCAGCTGAAGTTGCTCAGTTACAGTTTGCGTCAGCAACGCGAAGCGCGTAATGAGGCGGATTACCACATTTCGGAAGTAACTGTAAGCAAGGAAATGGCTGAAACATCATTAGCCAGTTCAAGGCTATTTTTCCAAAAATGGAATGACTTGAAAAAAGCTATAGCATCCTGATAACCAAGTATAAAATATCATCAAACCCAGCTCCGGCTGGGTTTTTTTATGGAGCAAATATGGCAGTTGAAACCTACAGCTGGCGCTCGCAGCTCGGTGCCGGGCCTGTCGAATACAGCCAGGCACTGCGCTCTGCGCAATTCGGCGATGGCTATGAGCAGGTGGCCGAGAACGGTATTAATTCCACGGCTATTCAGGTGCCGATGAAGCACGTCGGGGCAGAGGCGGAAGTGAACACGATCCGCGATTTCCTGCTGGCCCACACGGTCAAGGCCTTCATCATCACCCCGCCAGGTGAAGTGAAAGGGCTGTACCGGGTTGTCGCTGACTCCGTGCGGAAAAACCAACTGAATAGCAAATTCTCTGAGCTGACTTTCACTATCAAACGGGCCTACGGAGTCTACGCATAATGGCACTTGTCGATCAGGCGGCGATGCTGGCACCGGGTGGCAGGGTCCGCCTGGTCGAAGTGGACGCCTCCGAGTTTAGTGGCGGGATCCACCGCTTTCATTACGCACCATTCCCCCATACGCCAGCAGAGATTGACGCGGCGAACGGTGACGAATCCAAACTGGGACCGAAGCCCATAATCTGGGATGGCAACGCTTATGAGTTCTGGCCTTTCCAGATGAGCGGGCTATCTCTCTCGACCGATCAGGCTGCAGAGCCTTCATTCAGCACGTCAAACCTTGACGGGCATATCACCGCGCTGTGCCTTCAGTTCAAAGATATGGTGAATGCGAAGGTGAGCATCATCGACACCTATGCCGTCTATCTCGATGCGGTGAACTTCCCGGGCGGCATAAACCCGACAGCCAATCCGACGATGTTCTCTCTGCAGACGTTCTGGCTCGACACCAAAACTGCGGAAGACGATGAAGTCGCATCCTGGGCAATGAGCAGCCCGGCAGACCTGCAGGGCCTGGTGATCCCGACCCGGCAAATCACCTCGCTCTGTGAGTGGGCGCTGCGCGGGCAATACCGTAGCGGTGACGGCTGTACCTACAACGGCACGGTGTACTTCGATGCGAAGGGTAATGCGGTCGCTGACCCGGCGCTGGATGTGTGCGGCGGCTGTCTAAGTGACTGCCGTAAGCGGTTTGGCGCCGGACTGGCAGAGCCTAATGCGGCAAACCTCGATTTTGGCGGCTTCCCGGCAACCGTTCTCTTCTCCCGATAACCGGATATACCAATGAACAAAACCATTATGGCGGCGATCCGTGCGCATGCGCTGGAGGAATCCCCGCGCGAGTGCTGCGGCTTCGTCATCCAGTCGGGACGGCGTCAGCATTACATTCCGGTACCGAACAGCCACGAAAATCCGACAGAGCATTTCCGCATTGACGGCGAGCACTGGGCGAATGCTGAGGATGCCGGAACGATTGTCCGCGTCATCCATTCTCACCCGGGCGACGGCGCACGGCCTATCCCGTCAGAACTCGATCGCCAGCAGTGCAATAACTCCGGTGTGGTCTGGGGCATCTACGCGCCGGATTGCGATGAATATGCAGAGGTAACGCCGGACGCCATCCCGCTGATTGGTCGCCCGTTCATTCTGGGCTCTCACGACTGCTGGGGCTTGGTCATGGACTGGCACGCCACGCAGGGCGTGACGCTCAACGATTTCCGCGTGGATTACCCATGGTGGGAAAGCCAGTACCCGGAAAACCTGTATTTTGAAAACTGGGAGCGGGAAGGGTTTGTCGAATGCGACCCGACGCCCGGATGCATGGTCATCATGCAGGTGGAGTCTGCTAAGTGGAACCACGCGGGGATCATCACTGAAGAGGGCGAGTTGCTGCACCATCTATACGGCCAGCCTTCATGCGTCACGCCGTACGCCCGCGGCTACTTCAAAGACCGGACCATGATCTGCGTTCGTCACAAAGACCTTCAGCAGGAGATTCAACCATGGCGCGTTTAACCACGATTCGCCTGTACGGGGCGCTGGGGGCCCGGTTTGGCCGCGTTCACAGGCTGGCGGTTCAGACCTCGGCGGAGGCCGTGAAGGCTCTCTGCATCAACTTCGACGGGCTTGAAAGCTACCTGATGAACGCCAAAAAGAACGGCATGACGTTTGCGGTGTTCCGCGGTAAGCGCAACATCGGTGCGGATGACTTCAGGGATTTGGCCGGGGACAGTGATATTCGAATCGCGCCAGTGATGGAGGGGGCAAAAAAAGCGGGTATGTTCCAGACGATACTGGGTGCTGTGATGGTCGTTGCCGGTATTGCAACGGGTATTCTCACTGGCTGGACCGGTATCGGCGCGACGTTTGCTGCAGGATTGATAATGTCCGGTGGCTCAATGATGGCAGGCGGTATCTACCAAATGCTCTCACCACAGCCCAAAGGCCTGAAGGGGCGCGATGACCCGGACAACAAACCCAGTTACGCCTTTGGCGGGGCTGTTAATACCCTGGCAATGGGTAACCCGGTCGCGCTGCTTTATGGCGAGCGTGAGATTGGCGGCGCCATTATTTCAGCGGGGATCGTGGCAGAGGACATCTGACAGCTTCTCACTCTTCAGTTAGCACCCACTCGGGTGCTTTTTTTATGGATGCAATATGGCAACGATTACTGGTGCAAAGGGTGGCAGCCAGAAGCAGCATACGCCCGTGGAACAGCCTGATTCAGCCCAATCTATGGCGCGTTGCCGCTTGCTGCTGGCGCTTGGCGAGGGTGAGTTTGCTGGTGGGCTGGATGCGACCCGGATCTTCCTGGACGGCACGCCGCTGGGCAACGCCGACGGCTCAATGAACTTTGAGAACGTCTCCTGGGATTTTCGCCCGGGCACTCAGACCCAGACGCCGATCCCCGGCTTCCCCGCTGTAGAGAACGAAACCAGTATCGGGGTGCAAGTGACGAAGGCAGCGCCCTGGACGCGCGCCATCAGCAATACCCAGATTGACGCCGTGCTGGTGCGCATTGGCATCACCGGGCTTCAGCAGCAGGAGAAGGACGGCGATATCGTGGGCACCACCGTCGCATACCACATCGACGTTGCGGTTGATGGCGGGGCATACCAGACAGTGCTCACCAAAACGGTAACGGAAAAGCTCAGTTCACTGTACGAGCTGACGCACCGTATCAATCTGCCCAAAGCAACCACTGGCTGGCAGATCCGTGTGGTTCGAGATACTGCCGACAGCGCCAGCCAGATGTTGCAGAACAAAACGCAGGTGCAGGCCATCACTGAGGTGATCGATGCCCGCCTGCGCTACCCGCATACCGCGCTGCTGTATGTGTCATTCAACGCCAAAGCGTTCAGTAATATCCCGAAGATATCCTGCAAGCCGAAAGGCCGGGTAATCCGCATCCCGCAGAACTACGATCCCGATGCGAGGACGTATAGTGGTACATGGGATGGCATCTTCAAATGGGGCTGGACCAACAACCCAGCGTGGATATGGTTTGATGTCCTGACAGAGCCGCGATTCGGCCTGGGTCGCCGGGTAACGGTGGATATGCTCGATAAATGGGAGCTCTACCGCATTGCCCAGCGCTGTGACCAGAAAGTGCCGGACGGGAAGGGCGGAACCGGCACAGAGCCGCGATTCATGTTTGACGTCTATATCCAGTCGCAGGCCGACGCCTGGCAGGTTATCAAGGATATCGCCGCTGGCTTCAACGGCATGACGTTCTGGGGCAACAACATGTTCAATGTTGTCTCTGATATGCCGGCAGACACCTCGAAGCTGCAGATCCTGACCCGTGCATCGGTCGTCGGCAAGCCAACATATTCCAGCGGCAGCGAAAAGACGCGATTCTCGAGCGCGCTGATTAACTTCAGCGACCCGGATAACCATTATCAGGACCGCACCACTGCAGTAATGTTTCCTGAGCTGGTGAAGCAGTTCAAATTCAAGCAGACCCAGCTCACGGCCATCGGCTGTACTCGCGAGAGCGAGGCGCAGCGCCGCGGCGGGTGGGCGGTTTATTCCAACTCTCTCGATCGCATCATCACGCTGCAAACCGGGCTTGATGGCTTCGCCTATGTGCCGGGCACCGTGTTTGCCTTCGCTGATGAGCGCGTTTCCGGGCGCGTGTATGGTGGTCGCCTCACAGACTATAACGCCGGGCTTAAAGCGGTAACAACCGATCGCGGTACTAGCGCCGTCGCGGGTGACACACTGATGATCCGCACCCAAGGTGGCATTGTGGAAAGCCGGGTTATACAGGCAGTCAACGGCACGCAGCTGATCGTGGCCACGCCGTTCACAGCAGCGCCAGCGCCAAATGCCGTCTTCGTTATCGATGCCGGGCAGCTGCGCCTGCAATACTTCCGCGTAACGAACCTGACCTTTAACGACGAGGAAAACACCTATTCCATTACCGGTGCGGAGTACAACGCATCCAAATATGATGCCGTTGACCAGAATGCCCGACTGGATATCCCGCCGAACAGCCTCATCCCCACAGGGGTTGTCTCACAGCCCGGCAATATCTTGGTGTCGAGTTACGAGTCGGTGCGTCAGGGTCAGCGCATAGCGACGATGACGGCGTCCTGGGATGTACCGCTGGATAAAGCCGGTAAGCCGCAGGCCGATGTGATCGCCTATCAGGCTCAGTGGCGCCGGAATGATAGCGAGTGGGTAAACGTCCCTCAGACTGGCCTTCGCAATATTGAGGTGCCCGGCATTTTTGAAGGCGATTACCTGGTGCGGGTCCGGGCTATCAACGCTGGTGGCGCATCAAGCCTGTGGGCAACATCAACGCTGACCCACCTCAAAGGCCGGGTGGGTGATGTTCCAAAGCCAGTGAATTTCCGTACCACACCATTGCTGTGGGGCGTGCAACTGGACTGGGATTTCCCTGCGGGCACTGGCGATACGCTGCAGACAGAAATTCAGTATTCCACGGCATCAACCGGTACAAATCCCATGCTGCTGGCTGGCGTGCCGTATCCCCAGCAAATTTACCAGCAATTGGGCCTGAAAGCAGGGGTAGGGTTCTGGTACCGGGCGCGACTTGTTGATCGCACCGGTAACCAGTCTGCATGGACTGACTTAATCCAGGGCAGCAGCAGCTCGGTTGCCGCGGATTACCTGGTTGATATCGATAATCAGATCAAACAGACCGATGCCTATAAGGACCTTGTTTCGGAAATCACGGATCTGGGTGACGATATCCAGTCAACGCGTGACGACATCAAGACAGTGACGACAGAATCAGCGGCAACGAAAGCGGGTCTGGCGCAGGAAGTCACGGACCGTAAGAAAGCCATCACTGACGAGGCAACGGCCCGCGGGCAGGCGCTGCTGACCGAGAAGAACGAGCGTGTCGCAGATATCAGCAACGTTAACCAGACAATTCAGACCACTACCGACTCGCTGGCGCAGCAGATCGCGCAGATATCGGCGGGCACCGGCTCCCAGTTCGACCCGGCGAAAATCTGGTACTTCGATTCGGCAGTAGAGGGCTGGACCGGGAACGGAACACCCACAATTGTCGACGGGTGGATTCGTCCCGCCAACCATACCACCGCTCCGTGGGTAGCATCTCCTGGCTCACTGGCTATCAACTCCTCGTCCTATCGCTTCATCAAACTCCGCATCAGGAAATTTGGTGCGCCGGGATGGAAGGGGCAGTTGCGGTGGCGCAATGCTGCTGGCTTCAACGACACCAATATGTTGGCGATCGTTGAGCCTGCATACGATGCGAACGGTATCGGAACAGTAGAGTTTGACAATATTCCGTGGTTAACCGAAACCACGATTAACCAGATTCGGCTGGACCTGTCCACCAAGCAGGACGCGACGAACTATTACCTGATTGACTGGGTGGCGGTCGGACGGCCAACACCGGGGGCCGGGATGGCGGCACTGCAGCAGGAGACGACAGCCCGTGTCACTGGCGACCAGGCGGAAGCCACGGCGCGCGAGACGCTGGCGACGCAGATCCGGGGCGGTTATACCGGTGACGATCCGTCAAAACTGGCATCGGGCCTGCTGTACACCGAGCGTCAGTCGCGCATTACGGCACAGGAAGCGGAGGTAACAGAGCGGAAGAAGCTGGAATCGACCGTAAACGATAACCATGCAGCTGTAACTCAGGAGTTGGCGACGCTGACGACTGAGCAGGAGGCTCAGGCTACCACGCTTTCGGGCCTGCAGGTCACCGTCGGCAAAAACACCGCCGATATCACCACGGTCACCAAAGCTGTCGCTGATAACGATAAGGCGCAGACCTCAGCCCTGGATACCGTTAAAGCCGCAACGGAGAAGAATTCGACTGATATCAGCACGGAAACCATGGCCCGCACGGATGGTGACAGCGCGCTCGGCCGGCGCATCGATACGCTGAAAGTCGATGTGGATGGCAACACGGCCAGCCGGGATGCCGGTATTGTCGGCAACGTCACGAATGCGCTCGCCAACTTCATGGCTTTCTCGGATCAGCGTGTCACGTTCGCCGTTGGCGAAACGAAAATGATGGCCGAAATCACCGATGTCCGTAAAACCACCGCGGATGCCACCACTGCCATGGCGGAGCAGATCACCTCGCTTTCGGCGACGGTTGAAACCAACGGCCAGACCAACGCGGCTGCGATCACCCGTATTGACCGGACGGTTGTGGATCTGGAGAGCGCCACGGCGACCAGCATTCAGCAGGTGACGGCGTCAATTGGGCAAACCAATGCCAATGTTCAGACGACCAGCCAGGCTGTTGCTGATATCAACGGTAAGCTGAGCGCGCAGTGGGGAGTTAAAGTCCAGGTGGAGGCCAACGGCATCAAACGCATCGCGGGTATCCAGCTGGGTATTGATGCCACGGGCTCCTCTAACTTCCTCGTTAGCGCCGACACGTTCGCAGTTTATAACCCGACCACTACCGGCCAGGAGCTGGTATTTGCGGCAACTGGCGGCCAGATGTTTTTGCGATCTGCATTTATCCAGGATGGTTCGATGGATAACGCCAAAATCGGTAACTATATCCAGTCCAGCAACTGGGACGGGACGGGGAATGTCGGCTGGCATATCAATAAATCCGGGTATGCCACGTTTAACGGCGTGACGGTGAGGGGGACGATATACGCAAGTGCCGGCGAATTTAGAGGCACTGTATATGCAACAAACGGTGAGTTTCGAGGTACGGTTTACGCCACGGATGGCGATTTTCAGGGAACCGTTTACGCGAATAAAATCGTAGGTAATATTTCAGAATCTAAGATGTATCCGGGGTTTTCACAAAGTTCAGGTAGCAGTAATACTATGACTATTAACTATGCTGGAAATCCTCGCTTACCTGTCAGGGTATCTATTTTCTTTACCATTAATGGTTATGGTGCAGGTACCAGGTTCTGGATTAATGACGTGGAACAAACTGACCGTGGTTCAGGGAAATCTTATGGTTTTTCTTATGACGTAGGGGCAGGAGTTGGACTGACAATAACATTAAGGGCGTCTGGTAGCGGGTACATTTCAACAAGCCCAATAATTGCAATCGTCACTCCTCAAGGCACCGGATTAAGTTAACCAGCGCTAAACACGACTCATTTTAATCAAACCCAGCTCCGGCTGGGTTTTTCATTTTAAGGACCTCATAAATGGCTACGATTGATGACAATTTAGCGAAAACCGTCACGGAAGCATTTCGCCAGGCGCAAATTGATATTGCCAACCAGGATAAATTGCTGACGGGTCCCGGCGACGTTACGCTTACACGGGCAGACGGAACTTTGGTCACCGGCCCATCCTGGCCGAAAATGACCGGAATCACGACTTCGTCGATACAATGGCGCGGCGGCATTCCGGCAAGTAAAAATCTCAACGAGATGGGGCCAAACTCTACTTACGTTGGTGCATGGGGACAGTCCAGCGTAAGCGCCACTGCCGCCGATATTGCAAACGGATATCCTGCACCAGAGCGCGGTGTACTGGAGATTTTCGCAGGTGGGCGCAGCAATGGCACTCAGCGGTATACAACTGATGCCGGGCGACTATTCACCCGCTGGCTTACTGGTTCGTGGAACGGTTCAGGGCCCTGGTCTGACTGGTGGGAGGTAGGCGGCTTAAGCTCCAACACAGTCCTTCCGACAACGGTAACCACGCTTTCAGACGCAACGTATTTCGCGCAAAACCAGACTTACGTGCTGGCTGGCATTCGCACCGATAGCCCCGTAGGGCTGACCGCCGGGCAGAATAACGCAATTATTATGTCTGTGCGCAGGGGCGGCGGTACGATCATGGGCCTGCACCAGACGCTATTTACCGCTGTTGGGACGTATGAGCGCTATGGTGCGCCAAATGCTGCGACAGGCTGGACATCGGTGTCCTGGTACAGCGGTGGCGATGCTTACGGCTGGAGGCTGGTTGGCGCTGATGCAATGGCGGCTATTGGGGTTGGCGTTGCCAGTCAAGGCAGTGCTACGGCTTTTGACTGGCAGCAGGCTGATTTTTATTCTGGACAGATACAGGTAACAAACGTTACTGGGTGGCTGAATGCGCCGCCAGAGCTTAAAAGCCCGGCAGGGGATATTGTTGCAATTGACTGTGTTATGGCGCGGACCAGCGCAACCATGTGGGTTGTCCGTTTAACCTCACAGTCAATGACGCCATCCGCCAGATACGAATATATGGTGGTAATTAAAGGGGCCAAAGGTAGCCGCACGTTTAACGTAGTGCAGGAATTTAACAGCGACCCAACAACCGTAATCCCAATCGCCAACGGCGGCACCGGGGCCACAACTCAGGCTGCGGCGCTGACAGCCATACTTGGCGGAAATGCGCTATCGGTTGCCAATGGCGGCACTGGTGCCAAAGATTCGACCAGCGCGTGTACAAACCTGAAAGCAATGTCTGTAGACACGGCGGTTATCGCTAACGCCGATCTTCCTACGCTTCCTAGTCGGGTATTCCAGGCTGACACTTCAACAGTTGTGTCTAATGGCCGACCTTATAACTACTGGCTTGGGCTGAACATTGCCGATGGTGCGCAGGACTATGCTCAGCTCGCTTTCCCTCTCCTTGAGGAGAAGGTGCCGAAGATCAGATATCGAATCAACACGCCTTCGCCACGTTTCACCACGTTCAGAGAGTTCTTTGTAAGGGACGTTAACACGGCAGTTGATACGAATGGTTTCATAAAGATTGCTTCGCCTATCGTGAAGGTGTTTGGTAATGGGGAGTCTGAAACTAATGATGAATCGGAGGGTGCGGCAGTTGAAAGGATTGGCGTTGGTGAGTATCTGATTACTGGGGTTCTTGGGCTAAATTCCGATGCTTCATGGAGTGGGATCGATGGTGGTTTTGATATCCCCAAAGATAGAAATCTTCAACCTCTCGTATGGCTTGACTATGAAGTGAATGCTGATGGTTCTGTTCTGGTGAAAACCTACCACCGCACTCACCCGGGGGCCCCGGTATTCGCCCGCAACGAGCGCGAAGGTGTTGCGGAGGGAGACCCGATAGATATTCCTGCCGACCAGTTCGTTTCTGTTCGTGTTGGGATGCCTGCTGACAGCATCTACAACAAAAAGCTGGAAGAGGCGGCGCGCATTCAGGCCGAGCGTGAAGAGGCCAGAAGGCTGGAAGAAGAGGAAGCGGAGGCTGCTGCCAATCCCGGTGAACAACCGGAAGTTCAGCAGTAATTATCAATAGGCAGGGCTTTATTGCCCTGGCCGTCTTTCAAAATACTGTATAAATACGCAGCAGTAATCAATTAGAGGTCACCATGCCCTGCCAATCAGACATTAACTCAGCTTTCCAGTCGCTATCCAACTCAATAATAAAGGTTACTTGGCTAGCAAATGCAGATCAATAAAACCATAAACCACCCCTCGACTGTATCTCCCTAAGTGTAATATAACTGAGCATGGTGGCGTCAGGAATTAAGATATAGAACAAGCCTAAGTTGATATGAACTAGCTACAAAGATCTATCCAACAAGGCATTACACATTAACCATGAAAAATGCTGAGAATTAAAACAATGAATCTGAAATTTTTTTTGGCTTCTCTTCCCTTTATTTTTGCAGTTAATACTGGCGATGCTAAAGCTGAAAGCCAATTCGAAAGCGTAAAAAAAGCAGCAGAAGCAGGAGATGCTCATGCTCAGTATAGTTTGGGTGCTGACTTTTATATTCCGGGTGAAGGCGGGGCGGATAAGGACTATGCTGAAGCAAAAAAATGGTTAGAAAAATCAGCTTCACAAGGTGTTACCGATGCTTATTATCCACTTGGGGTATTATATTCATTTGGATTCGGAGTTGAAAAAGATCATAAGAAAGCAGTGGAGTTTTACAAAAAAGCAGGTGCCGCCAGAAGTGGTAGTGCTTACTTCAATCTTGCTGAGACCTATCGGCAAGGTCTGTTAGGTAAGAAGGATGATAATCAAGCAATTAAATATTACAAGCTTGCCTCCGCTGCGGGTGATCGGAAAGCCAGTGAGATGGCTGGATGGTATTATGAGACTGGGACCGCCGTTCGGCAAAACTATAAAACTGCTTTCTCATACTATCGTAATGCAGCAGAAGCCAATTTTGCATCATCACAGGCGGCTATTGGCCGTTTTTATGATGATGGTCTGGGAGTAAAAGAGAACAATAAAAAAGCTCTGGAATGGTATCAAAAGGCGGCTGACAATGGTGACATCTCATCAATGACGAACGCCGGAGCCATGTACAAAGAGGGCGAAGGTACTGAGCGCAATTATTCTATGGCAAAACGCTACCTCGAAAAGGGGGTCGAGAACGGTTCCCCGGAATCGATGTATAATTTAGCAGGTTTATATATTAATGGGCTCGGTGTTGATAAAGATTTAATCAAAGGCAGCGAACTGTACAAAGGGTCGTGCGATAAAGGCTTCCAGGAAGGCTGTTCCACCGTTAAAGAACTCAGGTCCAAAGGCATGTATCATGCTAGAAGCACAAAACCTGCCAACAAACCTGACAGCACTACTATGCCGCAGAGACTTGTAGCAAAATCTATCGAAAGCGGCATTAATGCCACCTTCATCTGGGAAGGTGACGATGCGGTATTCGAAGCCAATGATCACAAAATCGACTGTACATTCATGCCAAACGAATATAGTAAGGAAAATCAACTGGCTACAACTTTTGTTTGCACGGAAAACGTCCAGATCATTCTCAAAAACTTCAAAGATACACAGAACTCCTACATTGCTGTTATGACCGATAATTTTAAAAAAGAAGTGAAGACTTTCTCTGTCAATGTTTACGTGAGTAAAGGCTGAATCTGTCGCTGTAATTGAATTGCTACCATAATCACAAGTTTTTGATGCATTTAAAATATGTCTGGTGTGGCCAGCAGCGTCACCTTGCAGAAAAAATACTTCTGCAATAGCGTAACTGCATCCGGATGTTCAGCAGTAATCATCAATAGGCGCTGCCGCATTGATCTGCACTCTCTTTAAAACTACTGTATATAAAAACAGTAAATGGAGTGCAGATCATCCCCCGCCGTTTCGACATTCATGCCGCATTTGTGGCTGCAGTACAGCAAAACCCCAAAGGCTATCAGTGGTTACGCACTGACGACTTCATCCGTGAGTTACGCGCGAGAACCTGGCATTTCACGCAGGCCGACGCCAACGAGTGGATCCAGCGTTATCAAGAGTTTTTTGTCGACAAGACGCCTGACCATAGCGAAAACAGGTTGTGGATGCTCCGCAACATGGGGAGGGTGTTGTAATGGGCTTTCCCTCACAGGCAACGGACTATGTCGAGCGGCGCTTAACGCCGGAGCTGATCTGCGGAGTTGGCATCGACACTCGCATAATGGAAACGTCATGCGGCTTTGCCGTCATCGAACCGATCACTCGGTTGGTCCAGGGGCAGGTTCTGCTGATCCTCAGTGGTGGGCAGACCCAATTTGCACGGTTTCTGGGAAAAGCGTTAATAACGGATGATGGTGAAGCGATAGAGGGAGCCGCTGCGGAAGAGGTGGAAGTGCTCGGGCGGGTGACATACTTCATGAACAGCACAGTTGGTGATGGTGACGAGTCGCCGATGTAA